CAACAGGTGGAGTAGGTGCAACAGGTGGAGTAGGTGCAACAGGCGCTGGAACTACAGGTGCGACAGGCCCAACAGGTGTAACTGGCCACGACGGCGTGCCAGGAACAGACGGAGAAGACGGAACAGACGGAATAGGCATACCTGGTGCAACAGGACCGACCGGCCCTACCGGACCGATTGGTGGAAGTTACTCAGCAACAATCGGAGATAACTCAACAAATCCTATCACGGTAACACACAGTTTAAACTCCACAGATATTTTTGTTTCAGTTCACGAAATTTCGACCGGCGACCTAGTGGATGCGAGTGTAGTGATCTCGAGTGTAAACGCTATTTCTATTACATTCGCCGTCATCCCAACTACCAATCAGTATCGAGTTTCTGTGGGACTGGGTGGCGTGGGGGCCTCTGGGCCGGCTGGTGGAGTAGGTGTAACTGGCCACGACGGCGTGCCAGGAACAGACGGGGAAGACGGACTAGATGGTTGGCCCGGTCCGACAGGGCCGCCCGGAACTTATGGTCCTGTTACTCAGAATGACTACACCCAATCAACATTTATAATTCCTGACACTGGCGCCCTGCCGCAACCGACACGGCTTACTGCTTCTGGAATAGAGCACTACGTTATTCAAGGATCGGCTCGGCTAACTTTATTCGACCCTGTTACAGCACCCGGGCAAACCCCAACATTCGATACCAGTTTTACTCTTCGTCCTGATGAATTTTTACAGCGATATAAACGGTTGATATTAAATACTAGCGATAGAGCCACACTGATGGTAAGTGCACGTCTCGGTATATTTGATTTCCCTGCGCCAATACCAATTGTTACCCGATCTAACAACACATTGAGTTTGGCGGCACCTACCGGAACCACAGTGACTACTTTTGTCATGATGGGCGCGGCCATGTACATCCTTCCGCTCACGACTGGAAAAATCTACATAACCGTAACCGGAAACGTGGCCAGCTCTCTAGCAGGTGATGGAACAAAATGTAATTTATATTACGGAACGGGAACCGCACCAGTAAATGGTGCTTCCGTTGTTGGGACGACAATTGGCGGTCAAGCCACTATGACTGGGGATCTGGCCAATACTGACTCCTTTCCTTTCAGCATAGCTGGTATCATATCAGCGTTACCGCTCGGGGTTCCAATTTGGATTGATGTAGGGATCGCTGCTATTACAGGCGGCACAGCATCAGTAAATAACTTACAATTTTCGGCATTTGAATTATGATGTTGACGGCCCTAAATCCTCGTATAAAGTAAGCATATGGCTGACATTTCACCTTTTTGCTCTCGGTCTCGGCTAGCTTTGGCCTCCTTTCAATTCGCTGATATCCTTATCGATAACGAAGCTATGCCTACAGCTCCTGCTTCTTCAAAATCCATTCTTTTTGTCGACTCGACTTCTAAAAAATTCGCGCAGTTAGATGATAGTGGTGTTGCTCATGGAATACTTGCTTCCAATTTCAATACCGCTAGTCAGACAACCGGTGCCGCGGATACATATATTACCAACTCGAACATCCTTTTTCCTTCGTTCGGCGTTCAAGTTGGCTCATTAATTCGCTGGTATATAAGTTTATTTAAAGCCACAAATGCCGGTACTGCTTCTATTATTTGGACTCTTAGGTTAGGCACAGGATTAGCCACTACTGATACTTCCGTTATGGCGATAACCAACAGCACAGCGCAGACCGCTGTTACCGGCGGCGGATTATTTGTTTTGACAGTTCAAACTACAATTGTTTCAGGAACAGGCAAAGTTGTGTTTACTGTAGGTGAATCTCCTATGACGGCATCTTTTGGCGCGCCGCCAGTAGTCACAAGTTTAAGTGCGGCTTTTGATAACACGACGGCTACGAATGCCGGAAAATCTTACGGGCTTTCAGTCAACCCCGGCGCAAGTACGACGTTTACAATTGACTCAGTCCGTGCTGAATTAATCGGGTAAGCATGAAGCGGAAGCACAACTTTGGCGCGACCGAATTGAGGCAGCCAAATAATCAGATTAAATCGCTTAAAATAGTTGTTGCATGAATCATTTTATTAAACTAACTTCTTTATATGGCAGCTAATAAACTCATTCGGTTCGGGCCGGCATACCTGGCGGCGTCAGCAACAAACGTAGTTACTCCTGGTGCGGCACCCGCAAGTGCTGTTGGGTACACTTCGACTGCTCCGTATGTGATTCTTAGACACGTTCGCATTACAAACAAAACTGCCGGGGCAGTAACGTTTTCATTATATGTGGGCGCGACTGGTGGCTCGGCCGGTGGCACAGAAGTGATTGGAAATGCGTTGAGTGTTCCGGCTAACCAAGCTTACGATTGGTACGGTTCACTACGGCTTGATACAGCGGACTTTTTGTCCGGACTCGCAAGTGCGGGCACATCTTTGGTATTTGAGGCCGAAGGCGAAGTCGGGCTCAGTTAATCACAACTTGTGCAGTAAATGAAATAGGGTAAAGTTCCCTATGGATCACAGAGGCAATGAAACCCAACAGCGCTTCTCCGGGGAAAGCCTTGCGATTGGTTATCTTGGGGTTCCGCTTGGTAATGGCGGCGCCACGATTTCCGCGGCGTACACTACAGTTCTGAAAGATCAGGGGCGCGCGTTAATTCATGATGTAGGTGATAACAACGCGAGAACGTTTACAATCGACTCAAACGCCAACGTGGCGTATCCTCTATACACCGTGCTTCTTTTCGTCAACCTGATTAACACGTTATCAATTGCGATCACTACCGATACAATGACGTTAGCGAATAGCGCCACAACTGGGACCCGAACTTTAGCAGTCAATGGAGTTGCGACTGCTTACAAAATCGGAACAACAAGTTGGTTGATCTGGGGCACCGGATTGACATGAACGTTCCCGCAGTCACGCTGGATTTTGCTACTGCGAGTGGCGATCCAAGCACCATTTCCGGATTGTTGGCGTGGTTCAACCCAAGCGGAATCTCGGGCACGAACGGTTCTCTGATGACTACGTGGACCGACTCCGGCCCGACCGGGTATGTGTTGTCGCCGGTTAATGTTGGTCAAGGCCCTACAGTTTTGACTAACGGGCTTAACGGTTTTACAGTCGCAAATTCTGGTGGTGTCACAGGATTGGGCACATCCTCTGGTTTCAGTTTGTCGGCGGCGAATACTTGGACTTGTTTTTGTGTAGTTTATTTGGAAGCTTCTCCCGGCTATTATTGTGGTTTCAGGGGTGACGGGAATAACACTGGTGTCAGATTAGGTGCACACTCCGGCACCGACGGGGTTTATTCTTATGTGCTACCGAATGTTATCGACAATCCTTCAGTCGAAGGGGTGACCTCGCATGTTTGGCATACCATCATTGCGAGTTCTAACGGAGGAGCAGAAAGTGTTTATGTGGATAATGTGCAACTAACTTTAAGTGGCACACATTTGATGAATGCCCCAACATCAGCGTTTCAAATTTGTAGTTCTACCGTTCAAGCCTTTTTAGGAAAAATGGTTGAAATCGGCTGGTATGACCAGGCTCTAGGCAGCACAGATCGGGCAACTTTGTTCAATTACACTCATGGGAAATATGGGATTTAATTTATAAGCATGACGTGAACGGTGGTATATTAGAATGAAGAGTATCTAAAATGAAGCCGCGCCAGCATGTTGTTTGCCTCCCGCACACGATTGTTGCAAAATCCTCGTACTGTTGCGCTTACACTCAAAAGTTGGTTAATTACGCGAAGATGATGGGAGACATTTACGACCTGGTTTATTACGCACCGGAAGGTCCCCCAGTTCCAGGCGCTACCCTGATTCCTTGTTTGTCGGATAAAAGGCGACAGGAAATTTTTGGCGAGGATGACCAAAATCGCTTATACGCATGGCCCCGAGACGACCAAACCGCCGAGTTTAATTTGAATGTAATTGCCGCATTACAGAAGAATATTCAACCAGGAGAGATTATACTTTTAAGCGGTGGATATACCCATTTTCCGGTGAACACGGCGTTCTCCCAGTATCAACGTGTGGAACCGATGTGCGGTTATTTTGGACAAATGATGACCACGTTTGTAGGATATGAATCCTATTCTCATAAGCATCAAATGTACCTAAGACACAACATTGAAAATGAGCGTTACTATGATCGAGTAATTCATCCATATTTAGATCTAACTGAGTTTCCGTTACTTAATCAAGGAAAAGGGAAATACTTGTTGGTACTTTCTAGATTAATAGAGCGCAAAGGAATTAGTACAGCGGCGGATATTGCTAAAGCAGTAGGACTTCCTCTTTGGGTTGCGGGGGGCGGAGCAAAACATATTTCTCCTGGCGTAATTATAACAGAAGACAATACTCGAATAGAGTGTCCTGGTTTAAAGTACTGTGGGGCAGTGGCACCAAAAGAGCGCAATGAACTTATGGCCGGAGCTGTCGCTACAATATGTGCTACAAAATTTTTAGAACCAGGTTGCAACGTCATGTTTGAAAGCTTGGCGTCTGGAACACCCGTTATTTCAACCGACCTGGGAATTTTTACTGAAATTCTTCCAGAAAGATTTCGTTTTCATAATTTACGAGACGCCGTTCAAGCCGTAAAAGAAATACCTACTTGGCGCCCTAGCGCGATGCGAGACTATGTAATTGCCAATTTTTCTTTAGACGCGAGTTCAAAAAAATTCAAAAAATGGTTTGATGATATAGAGACATTAAAAAAGGATGGATGGTACACAAAGTGAATGGGCTTAGGGTAATACACGAAAAAGGAATGTGGCTTGACCGACACCCAAAAATGATGTTTATTTAACCCAACATGAAAACTGTTTTAGCTCTTTTGTTTTGCGCCGCGCTCACCCTGAACGCTGAACCAACGGAACAGCCTCGCCCTTTAGGTTCGTGGACGGAAACACCGGCCAAAGATGAAAAATTCGTCGCTCTTATGGAAGCCGCAATCCAAATCGAAAAAGAAGCTAAAGCGTGGAACGACTATTGTTTAGATCCTGATACCCAAGGCTGCATTGAATTCCGGGATTTAATAGCAACGCACTTGACGGCGTTTATTGAGGAAGCAATTGCGTATAAAACCCCCGGCACCGACTGCCGCGCAAACCTCCGAAGGAGAGTAATCGCGTTTGAAACTAAGTTGTTTAGGTTTGATCTTGCTTACGGAGGCAGGGTGCCAACTACAGACAAAGATAAACAAGATAAAACTAAAGCAGAGGCAGAACTTGCCGCAGAAAAAGTCCCGCTTGAAAAAGACCTTGACGATTGTATGACTGATACCAATGACCAAAAACTATGAGACCCTTCATTCTAATAGCTTGTGCGTTTTTAGCCGCCTGCGCGGGACAACCGCAAGTCGGTCCTAAACCCGATACCGCTCCGGTTTCCAAAAGCAACGCAGCCACTCGTGCTAATATAAAACAAACCCGAACTCACATTAAAGAAGCGCAAGACAAAGAAAGCGCGAGTTTGTCGGCACTGGAAAAAGCTGATAAAAACCTTACGAAACTTCTCGGTAAATGAAAAAACTGGCTCTTACTCTAGCGTTAATTTGTGCGTTGGTGTCCCCAGCGTTCGCGCTTACTAAACGTGAGCGGGCGTTAGTGACTGTAATACAAACAGAAGTGCGCGAGGGTATTAAAGATCTTAGCCAATCCCACGCGGCGTTAGAGCAAGCCGACGCCCGGGCGGCCGAAGCTGAAAAACATGCGGCAGACACTGATGTCGCAATCGGGATTGTGAAAAAGCAGGTGGATGTTGAGCACGCCACTGTAATCGCGTTCGCTAAGCTTAACGCCAAAATGAAACCGGTGTATGATCAGGTGACGAAGTGGTGTGGCTTCGGTGCGATTATCTACGGGATTGGCAGGATTGTTCATTGTTTGATGTGGCTAGTTATCGGTATTGTTGTTCTTATCGTAGCAGTGATTGTACTGTCAATAGCGTTTCCCGCATTCGGGGCAATCATATCGGTTGTAATGACGATGCTACGTATCCCTGTTGGTATTTTTCATACGCTGCTTTTACGCATTGAAACCTGGTTGCAAAGGCGGAAATCAACCCCCGCTCCTACTCAGGTTCCTCCTCCCGTAATTATTGGGCACACATCGTAATGCTAACGCAGATCTGGAAGCACTTGAGTTCATGGACGGAAGGCTATTTGTGGGTGCCACTTGCGGTGTTTGCTATCTGGGCCTCAGGGCAATTCGTGTATTTGGCTACGGGAAACCCACCTCATGAAAACATTGACTGGCTGATCGACTACCAAGCGGTAGCGTACAAGTGCGTCTACATCATTTTGTTTACTTCTATCATGAAGCAAGCTACAGGAAGCTGGATGACTTTGGAACAAAAGATAGCTCATCCATACTTAGCAACCCTAAGTGACTTTAAGATTTTGGCTACGTTTTTTGCGTTTGTATGGTTGTTTGGCAAATAATTCTTGCGAGTTGGTTATCGTGGGCAAACCCTACGCCTGCTCCTACGGCACCCCCGATATTAGCGCCTATAGTAATCCCTGTGGCACCGACGCCTGCCCCGCCTTTATTTTTACCGGCGGAAGTGCCTGCTTTAAGCCCGGCGGGAGAGAATCTGATCATTGAGTTTGAAGTAGGAGGGAGATCTGGGTACAACCAACATCCGGAACTACCAGACCGACGACAAAGTGGGGTCACCTGGGGTATTGGATACGACGGCCATCAGAATTCTCCCGGAGCCATAACCGCTGATTGGGCCCCACTGTCTTCTCCGGAACCAACTAGGCTGGCAGCAACCCACCCTTTTTATGGCCAATCCGCGGTTGCGCCATGGCATAAGGTTCAGGATATTATGATTTCTTGGCAGACGGCCGTAGGGGTGTTTGACAAAATCGATGTTGCTCGAGAGTGGGCCCGAGCCAAACGAGCGATGCCGGGGTTCGAAGATTTAAGAGCCAACGCCCAAGCAGCATTACTAAGCCTTGGATTTAATAGGGGCTGGTCCATGACAGGCGACAACCGCCGTGAAATGCGCGCCATACGAGATGCCGTACCTGGACGCGATTATAATACTATGGCCGCACAACTCCGGCGTATGACACGAGTGTGGGCCGGTTCTAGCATCTACCGGGGTATGTACCGCCGGAGATACGCCGAAGCCGACTTGATCCTTATGCCTTGATCATGTATCTTATATCATGCTGAAACTCGTAGAGCAGATTGACGACGGAGATTGCGCAACTGCCAGTTTAGCCATGTTTCTAGGCCTTTCCTACAAGACAGTTCTTAGAGAAGCCAAAAAAATCGCAAAAAATCCTGAAAAAAAAGGTTTATGGATATCGCAGATCATGAAGATTTCCCGACGTTTTGGTGTTCCTTTGCGCAGGTCTAGAAATTTTAATTTTGAATATGCCGAGATCGGGCTATTAAATGTGGAGAATTACGGTTTGGCGTGGAGGAAAACTAAACGTGCTGCACCTGAAAGCCACTTAGTTGTAATATATAAGGGTGTTATTTACGATCCCTGGGGACCTTCGGCATGGAGCCCAGAAGAATACCGCAAGAGAAACAAAAGTAAATTTACCTCGGTACTTTGGCCAAAATGAGATCTGCAGAAAACGAACGCGAATACGTTCGGTTGTATAGATTAGCATTTCCAGCTATAGATCGCGAATACGCTCGGTTGTATAACCTAGCATTTCCAGAAATTATAAGAGCTAGGTGCCACCGATGGTTAGCCGCAAACCGAAAGAAACGAAATTTATCAAAGAGGCAATATAGACTAGCCAACATTGATAAAATAAAAGCTTATAATAAACAATGGCGTATTAAGAATTTCGTAAAAAGACAAGTCTATGATAAACACTATAGGCTTACTCATAACAGTAAAATGAGAGCCAAAAGTCAAAAACGGAAAGCTTTAAAATTAAAGGCCACTATTGGGGATTTGTCTCAAATTCAAAAAATATACGAACGCGCAGCTCAGTATCGCAAATGGTTTGATGTAGTCGTGGACCACATCATTCCACTTTCCAAAGGTGGCGCTCACTCACCTGAAAATTTACAAATCATTTACGCCGAGGAAAATTCAGTTAAAGGAGCTAGGCTTGACTATAGGCCTAGAGTTATTTTTGTCTGATAAATTTCGCCCTTGGCGCGCTCGCAAGCTTCCAAAAAAATTCAAGCGCGCTAAAGGGAACCCTAAGCATCAGTTGCCATATGTGTCAGAGCCTGATATAGTTGAAGAGCTATATGGCCAGCAAAGACGCAACCAGACCTACTCCGACTTCGAACCTTTATGGACCGAGCAATCAAGCAGCCGGTAAGCCGTACGTTCACCAGTTCGCTAGCCCCGATCTAACTGACCGTATTCTTTCGGTTAGACAAGATAGCCGAAGCGGGGGTTTCGTGTTGCCGGATCAAGGCGATCCTTATGCAGGGCCCGATTCTGCTGATTTCCAAGGTTTTGTGTTCTCTACTGCGGAGCCAATTCCACAGATGCCGGGGTGGTGGTATTTATTTTACGTTAATGAGAGGCGTAATCAGAACCGTTATAACTACAAAATTGAGTACAAATACGTAGACCGGGATTACCCAACTGTAATTCGAACATACGTTCTCCTTCGCGGAAGTATAAAAGAGCCTACCGCGGATGAAACCGATCCTGTATTTAACGGCACGGTCAACCCTAAAGACCCAGACATAGCAACTAAACTCGGGATCGATCCTGCTATAGCGCTAGTATTAACTGACCACAAACTCATTCGGTTTGAGAATGACCCTATCATTGATGCGCTGTTTGTAGGAGTTGAAAGAACATACGAACGGCTGCCCGGCCCTGTTATAACCTCGTATGAGGAAAATCAATTTCAACAAAAAGTAACTGTTCAGACGCAGGAGGTTATGCAAAGTCCTCCGCCTGCTCTTTCGGCCGTAGTAGAGAAGTCCACGCAAGAACGAACCGGAACAGCGAAGGCTAAAAATACGAGCGCCGCTACGCCTGATGTGTTCCCGAATTCCAAACTGAGCACTTTAATCCCATCCATGACCAGAGAGTTGTGGCTAGGAGGATTCTTCGAACAATCGGATTCCGAAGTAACAGCAGGGCAAGTTTCCCAACCAACAATTTCCACCGGGACCTATCAAATTGATACAGTCCAAGAAACTGAATTTAAAAGGCGGACAGATGTCCATTCTATTCCGCTCCCCCAAACCCGCAATCACCAAGAGGTAGTCTCCACCTTCGGCGGCGGCGTCGTAACCGAGACGCTTCAAATTGACGTTCCTTCATCTGGTTTGGTAGCCGAGGGAGGCTACTTGGTGACTGAATCACATATGCGTAATCTTGCAGATTTCGGCCGAATTAAAAAGAAAACAGCTCTGCCGGCGGGATCACAATGGCCTACTCTTCACGAAGAGAAAGTCTTAACTGAAGGAATTTATGCGGGTATAAAAATTCTTATCGACAAAAAATACGTCCCTGCAGGAACAAACCCAGACGGCTCGGCAGTTAATCCAAACGGGTCTACGCCGTCTCCTACGATTTATACTCCAAATCCAGGCGGGTACACGGATATGATGCCGCACGATAGGTGGAAGACTATTCAAGTCACCAGTAGTCTTGTTCCTAGTTCCCTTCCTGGGCCTCTCACTTATGCAGGGTCTCACCCTCTCCAAATTCCGCCTACCCTTCTTTCAATACAAGGCGTATACGGAGACCGCGGCGGAAGTTCCTTCTCGGTATCAAATGACGGTACTAAAAACGAGAGCGTATCTATGGCAACTGATAGCGGGCCCCTGGGATCAATTACTCACACAAGTATTGAAGGTTTTCGGGGGATGGCTATTGCACAGATCACGAGAATTTTTTCGTTAACTGCCCCGCAGTATGCAAACGGAGTTGTTTCCCTTACCCTTCCATCTGGTGCGCCACTCAATATTCCTTTTGTTCCTTTTGGATTACTGGCTGCTGGTGGCACTGCCGTTATGCGAAGTGTTTATTCACGTTTTACACAAAATATGGGAGGCGATACGGGTGGGGTTTTGCAGGAATGGGGCGCGTCGAATACTGGCCAAATCCGGGTCCAAACCACCGAATTTAGGCCGATGTTTACCGGGCAATTCTTAGCCGCATCGGGGGCCCCAGCTGGAGTCCCGTTCACGCTTGATTCATTTACAGGTGCTACTTCGATTGTTAATGGAAATGTTAATGGATATGAGGCGGCAACATCAGATGGGGTATACTCTTTTGTGGGAGCTTTTCAGCCCGGAAATACATGTACTTTAACCATTAATATTCCTCGAAGTTCCCCGGCTTTTGCGCCTGCTCCTGGAACTCTGGTTCCTGTTGCGTTTGAAAGTGCAGAATGGCGATTTGGCGTTTGGGTTATTCATTTAGTAAGCGCTATTGTTCCAGTAATCCTCCCATGATTGAAGACGAATTAGAGCAACCGCAAGAAGGTTCTGCAGGGTATCAAGCTCCCAATAACCCTCCTGACCCGATAGAAGACGCCCCTACGGATACTGATACTGGCGAGCAAGCGCTTGATGACCTGCGTGAAGCTACCCCGGCTTGGATAGACCAACCTCAACCGGGGGCCGCTGGGTTTAAAGCCCCAAACTCGAGTGACCAAGCGATCCAATATCCGCATTTATTTTCCAATAAATCGGATTACACGGCACCGTTTCCGGAAACTTTGCCAGCAGATCAAGTTATTGAGACCACGACAGCAGCCGACCAAACTAACGAGTATAGCTTTGAATTAGAACTAGACTCTATCGATACAGAGGCTTATACGATAGACATCCATGTTGGATATGGAGAGATAAACGATACCCCGCCGGACGGTATGACGGGAGCAGACGACTACATCTTAACTATTCCCGGGGCGGCGGACGGCACCGAAATTTACGCCGTGGTTACTTATAACACGGACACGCTTGCAATTACTTCGCGATCTTTAGGTTTTAATTTTTCTGTGCCAGACTCCACTTTTGGAACACTATACGTACCAATCGGATATGTAGATATCGCGTATGCTCCAACGACCGGTGCTATTACAGAAGTGAATCCTCATAATCGGCACTGCGGTGATATCAATGTTGCCTTTGTTTACGGCATTGTATCAGCAGCACGAGCCGTATTTACGCTACAACAATTAAGCGACCCTGTAGCGGTGACATGAGCAGTCAAAACATTCCTTATCTAATTGGCACAGAAAAAAACGTTGATCACGTTTATCTTCCGCGACACACAGAAACGAAAGCAGCAATCACAATGCCGGCAAAAAATCACGGCTATTTATTTAGTATTCCGATTTCTACTTACATTAAGTGGGCGTGGCGGGTAAAGAAATGGGCACTGACCGGTAACTTGCGCATAGCAGGTGCAGTGTACGACCCGGATGGTGGTGATCCGCCGAACGATTTTGCCAACTTTACATTAGACTGGAATTTCAGCACCAATATGTTTCAATCTGTCACGTATTATAATTTGACAGCAGCGGCTAGCGAAAAAGATATTTTGACTAGCTACATCATAGATGGGCTTGATAGTAATATCCAATCTCGATTGTATTTAGGCGACCAAGGTTTTATGCCGGTAATGACAGACAATACCTCTCAGCGTATCGATGTCGGTCCTCCGGTCATTGGCGGAGACACTGGCCGCTTTACCTTGTTAAGCCAAAATGGACTTTATATACGCGCTCCGGCATTTGGTGGAGGTGATTGGTCAGGTACACCTGAGGCTGCAATGATTTTGGGGATCAATGGATTCGGATATGTCACAATTCGAAACGACGGGGAAGATTCCTTTTGGCCTACAATCGCGATAGGCTTTGAAATGACGGGCACGGTTCGTAGCAACTCGGGATTCATAGTCGCGGGGCAACTGTTTTGTTCACCCAACTTTTTAGGAACTGTTACTCCCGGCTCGTCAGTTACTATAGACGGAGTGAACCTTCCGATGCAAGACTTTTGGGATTCCTCAGGCCTTTCTTATTGCGTCGCCACGATAACCCCGTCCGAGTTTTGGCCATATCAAAATAGGTTAGGACAGCCTGTTTACGACACCGCCTCCGGCACACAGGTCAACGATCCGTTTAGCTAATTCCTGAACCGTAAATTCCCCACGTTGTCGCGGCTATTTTTTCAAGCCAAACTTGCGAGCTAGCGGCCACGGAGCGGCTACCTGTGCCGGCCGTTCCATCTAATCGTTGGAGAGTATCAGTAGTAATAGCAATAGTCAAAACTCCGCCGCCCGCTTCGTTTATACAATGAATTCTATACCCAATCGGAAATATGTGGCTGGAGCCATTTGCAGGAATAGTCCAAGTATGAGCTGAAGCACTTGCGTGATACACGTTTGCATCCGGCGGAATGTTTTCGAATCCAACAAACGTATAATTAACATTTTGAATATTCTGTGGTAGGACTGGACTACCTGAAAAGGTTCCTACAAATAAAACGGAAAGCGCATCTCCATTCGACCAACTTCCAGCTTGGTCTACTACTACAACGGGAAGCTGTATCCATGTACCATTGTCTGTACCCACACCGCTTATTTGCAATGTGAGGTTGTTAGCTCCAGTTCCTTTAGACATTATTATGAAACCGCCAATTGAGATAGTATCAATAAAGGAGCGATGGAACCCGGTTGCGTTATCTGATCTACTAATGGAAAGAATTGTGGCAGATGCCAAAGTAGCATTGTTAACTTTAACTTTTCCAGTTGTAGGATCAGTAACGGTAGTGTCCGTGCTAAAAGTATAAGGAAAGCCTCCGCCAACTCCTGTTGAGCCAGTAGGGCCAGTAACGCCGGTAGGTCCAGTAGGGCCCGTTGGTCCCACGGGTCCAGTGTTTCCCTGTCGCCCTGTTGCACCGGTTACTCCTGTAACTCCCGTAGATCCGGTTGGCCCAGTCGATCCAGTAGGGCCAGTAACCCCGGTTGGCCCTGTTGAGCCAGTTACACCTGTAACTCCCGCTCCAGTAGGTCCTGTTAGCCCTGTAGGTCCAGTTGGGCCTGTAGGGCCTGTAGGTCCTGTAACTCCTGTAGGTCCTGTAGGACCAGTAGTAGCGGAGCCTACGCCTGAAGCTCCGGTAACGCCGGTAGCTCCAATAGGCCCGGGCGAGCCGCTTGGGCCTGTAATGAAACTCGTATCAGGGTCGCCCGGTTGCGGGTTCCGCGAGAAAATTATTGGGTTGTCGTCGGGCATAAAAGAACCTTACTCCCCTTACGAAGATTATCAACAGCCCATATTAGCTGTCTATTCCAATCCAAGATGTTACGGGGGCTAAAACGGATATAGTTCCTTTAAAAACCGTAGTGACAAGGTCCGAAGCATCAATAATCGTGAGGTCATACCAGTAGGGTCGTCTAATTCTCATAGCAGCAGTAGCTATACTCGGGATGGTTACGTCCACGACTCCATCACTCGCGGTATATGGAAACGAAATTCCCATTCCGCTGATGTTAGGAGTACGAACACCTTGCCACACAGCCGCCGAATCAGTGTCCTGCGTGGACCGCTTGATGGTAAACGCGATCTCGTAATTGGTTAGGTCGAGCGGATCACCATCCGCGTTCATAATAGGGAACCGGTAGACTAAAGTGTTACCTGCGACTCCGCCTCTTAACTTCACGCGGGTATACCAGTAGAAGGCAACCCTTGCTTTAGCGCTTCCTGCGCCGTGGTAGGAGCTGGCCCTGGTGTAGTAGATTCTTCGCCTTCGGGTTCTTCGCCTTCGGATTCTGTTTCCTCTTCCTCTGGCTTAACGGCGGCGCCATCTACGGCAACCAAACACAAACTCTTACCATTTTCGCCGAGTTTTAAAGTTGCTAAAGCCTGAAATGTTTTGCCTCCGGCCTTTGCATCTTCGGGGGGTTGAAAATTGGCAGGGAGAGGAAACTCAATATACTTTCCTTCATCTTTATCCTGATCCGCCGTGGGTTCCGGTTCGGAGGATGCATCTGGCAGATTAGGAGATCGGGGGGGAACAGCCGCGGCAATCATGCTAGCAGGGTCGGAAGGAGGTGTGTCAGCCATACCTTATTGTAACAATAATTAAATTAAGAGCAAGAAATCATTTGCTTGAAAGGTAAATCGAGCGTATACTACTACATGGGAAAAATGACTAAAGAATGGTGGAAGAAGTATACCAAAACACCCAAAAGGCAAGCTTGGACTAAAAAATATATCCGTTCTCCAAAACGCAAGGCTTTTGTTAAAAAATATTGTAATCGACCCGAAGTTAAAGCGCGTCGTGCTCTTGAGCGACTGCGCCTTAAAGAAGCTTGCTTTAAACATTATTGTGCTGGAGAACCACATTGTATGTGCCCCGGTTGCCCCATAATTAATATAGTTTTGCTAGATCTAGATCATATTAATAATGATGGAGCAAAGCATCGCCGTGAGACAAACTGTAGAAGGGGTGTTCCTTTATATTCTTGGTTAAAAACCAGAAATTATCCACCAGGATTTCAAGTACTATGCTGTAATTGTCATAGAGCAAAAACAGCTAAAATTACATGTCAGCATTAGCCCTTTAATGCGCAAGTATATTTTAATGTAAGTGCGTCGCCACACCGTGAAAATGATAAGGCACTTTCGCTTTATTCGCCATATATACATCACAATTTCTCCAGGGGCGCTCAACCCACATATCCTGATGTAATTGTATAAATTTATCACTAATTTTAATACAACCCAAATATGGTGTACAGTCGCCGTCCTTATACCCGCAACCACACCAAAGTTCAGAACAATTCCACATCTCTGTAAGATAATGAAATGAAGGAACAACATCGTGCTCAACATTTATAAACGTTAAACCTTCCTCCCATCGCTTTATAAAATAACGACTATAAGAAAGCTCATCAGTCATAGGCACAAAAATAGCATCTGGCACCGCGAGCAAGGTTCCTACCCGCAAGTGCGTAAAGGGAACAAAAATTTTTATACGCCTTGAGGCGTGAATGTGGCTAATCCAACTTGAGCCTTACCATTTGGGCATATAGCGTGAATTTCGTCTCCTGGTTGAAGTTCTCCTTCAAGGACGTCTGACATATCAAAAGGTAAAGCACCAAGAAGTTCATAGGTTTTATTTGCTCTAACTAAAACCACAATGACAAGGTCGCTCGATGATAAGCGTCCAATAAATACCCACATTACAGGATCAGGAATAGTATAAATCAAAGTATCCGTGGGCCCAACCGTGACTACGTTTGAAGAGAACGAAAACATGTTATAAATATATTTGATTTTTATAATAAGGCAAGAAGCATTCGGGAAGAATACTACGTAACTTTTGTGTTATAAACCAAAAGTGCCCTGGGCCTTAACCCAGGGCACTAATGTTAATTCGTTAAAGAATTAGGATGTGCAGCCTGCGATCACTTGACCTGCGGGCGCGCAACGTAAGTGACGAACCGCAAACGCCAGATCTTGCCGTTCTAACTTAATGCCATAGGCAAAAAGCGCGCGGAAGAATCCGATGTTACGATCGATGTTACATATGCGATCAGGAATGTTGCGCCACACAAACTCCCCCGCCCAACTGTATTCCGGCTCATATGTCATATTGCCGACGTTACCTTGGGGTTTAGGAATAAGTACGCGTAACACGTCGTCGTGGTAAATGAGCGTATCTTCATACGCAGCATTCGTGTAGATCGGGTCTACATTCCACTTGTTGCCGCGGGTTGCGGCAGACGCGACATACGGGTAGCGGCGCACATACGCCCCAGCCGGGATGTCGAAGTGAGGCGGAAACTGGACCGCTGCAAAAATGAACCCGTGGTAAACTTTACCCCCGAGACCAATCTTGCTAACCAAAATGCCTTTGTCGTCTACGACAGACGCATATTGGAAGTCGTTCCTGTTGTTAGCATCTTGCTTCTTTAGCGCGTTGAAGGTGTAGGTAGAACCCACGGCCGTATAGACCGGGCTTCCATCTTCTACAACCGCTGTGGGCTTGATGCTTCCACCGTTGTATTGCAGTTGCTGGTGAATGTTTTCCAGAATACCAAACGTCAAGGGTGACGTAGGCGGTCTGTTACTATTCATCGTCGCCAATGTGGCGACATCCAGACTTGAATTCGCGGTGATGTAATTACCAACCGCGTTCATATACTCGTTTTGGTATGTGTTTGACCACACCCATTTGCTGTTTTCAGCAAGAACTCGAGTAACGTTCTTTACTTGATCCATGACTTGCCACTGAAACCGCAGATCGTCCAAACAGATATCAGGACTGTTAACAGCCGCTTTGTTAAGCGTGACTGTCAAAGTCGTAACACCGAATGAATCAATGTTGTGGTTTGCAGTGATGCCGCATGCACCAGTACCTACTAGATTGTTCGAATCTCCACCCGAGCCGCCTACTAAAGACGAACTACGAGTTGCGAAAGATTGGAAAAACCCCGGAGCGTTAACGTTATCTGTGATAATAGAACGCTCATAAATCGGATAAGTGTACTGAAACCCTGCACCGTCAAAGCCACGGCTCTTTAGGAAGCCGTTTAATATAAAAATCGCTATCTTGAATCATCTTAACTACATCATTCCTTACAAGAAGGGATAGATCTAGAAACAAATTTTCAAGGCTAGCGCATGTTTCTCCACTTGGACCTGCCATGATTTTATATACCTCATATAAAATTTTTACTGAAGAAATTCCTACTACAATAGTAGGCTTCAGTCTTTCCCGGGAGCGAATTTCCGGGCGAACATTTAACGATGGCGCGTTATGGCCGCGTTCTCTATGCCGATAACTACTTACGACACAGGATAATGAGTGTCAAGTAATTTTTTATGAGGACAAACCCCGTAAGCTCCGATAGCCTGATTGCAGTTATGACATAGCACTCTATAGCCGGACGGCCAGTTACGAACTCTAAGCCAGACATAAAAATTCTTTCCACCGGGGTTATTAATTTCCTTACGATGCTGTTTTCCGCCTCCATTGATATGATCAATAGCTAAAAACTCAATCATGTTTTCTCCACAACATGCACACATAGGAGGATCGCCTCCATAATGGCTGAAGCATTCGGCTTTTAACTTTAAATACCAACGCCTATGAACCGCTTTACCTTTTAGAGATTGCCGGTATTTGCGAATAGACGCCTTACCTTTTTCAGATTGTTCCCACTTTTTGGCGGCTCTTTTATGCGCTTCTGTGCTCATGGTTTACATTACCACAAACCAGTACAATTTGTCAACAGAAATCAGTGCTTCCAGGATCGCGCAACTTTGGCAAAATTGGCTCTCTTGCGCACTGCCGGGTCGGTCGAAGCCAGACCATGCATAATCTGGTCCATCGTAAGCTTCTTCCCTTTCTTGACCCCAAGATCACGATGAAGCCGGTCTTCGTGAGATTTCTTAATATGAATCCCGGATGCCATTACTTCTTCTGAAACTTAGCTTTGAGATAGGCAACACCAGCGGCTATTTGGGTTGACCCTAAATACCCGGCAGCAACACCTATAATTAGACCTAAGATAAAACCAATCATACACTACTCTATTACCTAGGAAGCGCCCCGTCAAGTTTGGACTTCAGCATCTCAGCTGCCGCAGCCCTGGCGCAACCGCAGTTACAATTAAAGCACAAAACTCGCAGTTCGTCGGGAAACTTATTTTTAACCAAATAAAAATACTGATCGCCGCCTCTAGTTCGTCTTTTTGCGCTTCCGCCACCATTTATGTGATCTAAAGTCAACCAAAGCATATTAGAAGTTCGACACCCGCATTCACAAGAACAACGAGGAGTATTGCCTCCATAATGACGGAAACAAGCAAGTTTGCGTAGTAAATAACTTTTTTTATTTGAAGCTTGCCTTTTGGCTTTTGTAAGTGGATTACGCCAGCGCAAAAGACCTTTTAAACGATAATAGTTTTTTGTCATTTATTTTGGAAGAACCCCCTCCAATTTAGCTTTCAACATCTCAGCCGCGGTCTTATAGGCAGTTGGTTGCGGAATTTCTTCTGGAACATTTCCCGCGCCAGCGGCTGGCGTTCCGCCACGAAGTTTAGTCAATTGGTCATCCAGCGTAACATTCTTCTGGTGTAAGTCACTTACCATGTTCAAAAGAAGGGGAAAAACTTCGGCCTTATAGAAACGAGTCGCCAGTTCCTCGTTAGATAATGATGCCACATCAACAGATTGAACTCTCTCATGAGCATCGACGACCATTTTATCCCAGCCTTCGTCCCCGGTCTTTTTGAATACCGGAAGATCGGTTGAGAGTTTATTATACGACGCGTCTAGAGCCGTGACCCAATCTTCATGGAACTTGGCCGTTTGGCTTTTCTCTGCCGCTTCGCGAGCTTTTTGCATTTCCGCGAACTTACCGGCGGCGCCATCGATAGTGGATTGCTTAAGTTCTAACAACCGGTCTTGTTCGCTCAGCAAATGATCAAACCTGTTAATATCCAGGCGGTTAAAATTTGCCGACAGTTCTGCTAATTTATCGCTCCTCTTATTAGGGTCTGGGTCGGAAAGAGCCGCCTGTAAATCACCAGGGGCAATCTCATACTTCTTAGCCAGCGCTGTTAGGGCATTTTGAGCGGTCTTAAGAGGCGATGTAATTCTTTTCTTAAAGTCGTCAGTAGCTTCAACACGAGTAACTGAAAGTTCGTCTTCATAACGTTTAATCGTTTCCTCCATCTCGGTGACCTTAGAAGCGTCTACCGCAGTTGCTTTCTTCCTGAAGTCGTCGCGTTCTGCTTCAAGAGCTTTGATCTTACCTTCCGCAATAGCCAGGTCTCCGCGCACAGCTTTGAAAGCTGAACCAGCCTTTACAGTCATCATCTCTTCCGCTTTATCTAAAGCAGCTTTGGTAAGCTTTTCGGCCGGCGTTGGTCCAGTCGGCCCAGTTGCCGCTGGCTCAGGAGCGCCTGTAGGACCGGTTGCTGCCGGTTGCGTAGCGCCGGTAGGACCTGTGGCCGCAGGTTGGGGAGTTCCTGTTGGGCCTGTGGGCGGTTTGGGTAAAGAGACCGGACTTGGAATTACAATCGCCGAGGTGGATGGGGGAGCAGGCGTTGGAGCCGGTGTAGGAACCGGAGCAGGTGGCGTAATTGCCGTAGCGGCATTATCCACGGGGGGCTGCGCTCTGCGCATAACAAAATCTGGGTCCATTACACCATGCGGAAACAATTTGTCGAGTTCGGCACGGATTTTGGTGGGAGCCTGACCTTCGCCGGGGATTACAGTAGGAGCGGGGTTTTCGGCCATATTATTTTTCCTCAGGGGTTAATAGGTTTTTTAAAGTATCGTCCGGTTTAGGTTCTGAAGCTCGTTTGGCTTCCTCGCGTTTTTCGTCAGACGAGCGCCAAGAATCAGTCGCGGAATCTGCGGTGGGAAGTCTAGCTGGAATAGAAGCTAAGTCCAAAAAATTGGTAAGGCAGTCGAGGTAGCCCTCTCGTTTAGCGCCCATCAACGCATACTGCTCCATAAGTCCGGCGGTTCCAGACATGGCCGAGGGAGTAAAAGCTTTCTCTCGTACAATTTCCAGAGCTTCAGCCATAAGCGGGTCATTAAGAATCACGGAAAATTCTTGACCTTTAGTAGGATGCTTTTTCCACTGATCGAATTTAGTTAACATAATATTACGCGCTATTACAGGCAACCGCACCTTAAGACCTACTCTTTAACGTGTCAACTAATTATTTTTAAGGAGCGGGTTTAGGCTTGGCCGCTGCCTTAGCTTTGGCCTCAATTACTTTAAGATTTTGTTGATGCTCCTCCTCTTTTCGACGCTGTTCAGCCTTGCTCTCGGCCATCTTCTGAGCATGAGCCTCGTCTTTCCGTCGCTGCTCGGCTTGGCTTTCCCTGGTCTTTATACCCAACTCAGCCGCCTGGTTAGCTGGATTCTGGTTCGAGGTAACATCTACAATGTGAGCATGAGTTCTAGTAGCAGCCTCCGCATCTTTCAGAGCGCGTTCTTGGTCTGATTTTTCTTGGTTATGCTTCATCTGCTGGGCATGCGCTTGGTCCTTACGGCGCTGCTCAGCTTGGCTTTCTTGAGCCTTGAGAGCCTGGTCGGAGGTCTGTTGCTGACCCTGCGCCGCTTGTTTAGACTGGAGTTGTTGGGCGTGATCCATGGCGGCTTGTACTCGCTCCTGCGCGTTACTGACCTGGCGGGTAAGTTCGGCCACAAGTTTGCCCTGAAGCTTATCAGGCTTCACGACCTGCATATGCTGGCTGATATGCTGCAGTTTAACCTGGGCGCCCTGAATCAGTTGAGGCGTAACTTGCCCTGATTCCAACGCATCTAAGTCGCCGGTCAAACTTGGTAAGTGAACTTGGGTGTGCAGAATATGATTGTCATTTGGTACCACTGTTGCCGGCGTCCCGGCAGACATAACGCTATTTTGGAGTTCCGCTATCTCCAGATCAACCGGCATACGGCCACCAGTGGTAATCGTTGGCACATACCGATCAACTTGAGAGTATCCACAGCGTTGGGCAAATCGGTCGCGCAATAGCGCATTTTGCCCGACCGGATCGAGGGACCCATAGTACTGCATAAATTCGTCAAGTGCCAGTAAGCGATTGGTTGGGGAACCATAGCCTACTGCCCTGACAGGCATCACTCGAGGGGTATTATAAATTGCTTCTAACGGAACACCGCGCTCGTGGCAGCGTTTACGAAAGTCCCAAACTTCACGGCCACCTGGATCTTTGGGTCGCAAAGTTCTAGAGGCCGTCCTCCGCCACACTTCATTAAGATGTCGACCCCAAGGTTGATAAAAAAGATTCATAGACGCTGTGGGTAGCACAGCTTCTTTCATCAGTTCGGATTGAACTTCGAACTTGGTTTTTTCGTTGGTTTCGTCAGTGGACTTGGAAAGGAAATCTCCAGTGTTAGTTCGCATTGTGAGCGACATTTCCTGGATAATCGGAAGAATAGATGTAGACGGATTGTTAAGCTGGCTATTCTGAACCTGTAGGCCAGGCGGCATATAGATAGCGCCGCCGTAGAATAGAAGAGCCATATCTTCTGCGTCGGAGGGAGTTTTAGGCTGGAGGAGAAGGCTACCCGCGAATTTGGCGTTGTCTACTGTTTGGCACCGGAGAGTGTTTAGCACTTGTACGATGGGGTAGATTTCGTGAGCTAGACCGCGGATTGAATGGAGCGTACCATTAGACCCGACCTCAAAAGGGAAATACGTAAAACACTGATTAATGTTATCGAACCGATTCTCACACTTAAAAAGAAAATCATCATTACCAAAACTCCGCAAAGTAAGATACTGCGAAACCCTACCCGAAAATTCCCTGATCCAGACATGCACCAGTTTCACTGTTTCCTGCGACATTGCTGTAGCAAAAATATCGTTGTTCTTTAAAATTTGTTGGAGTTTTTCCCAAGCGCCAACTGTGAAAATTAAATTCTGGTCTACGGCATTTACGATTGCTTTCTGAACCTCTTTAACATTCCATCGCTTATCTTTTGGATCTAAGTCTTTAATATACTGATACATCCGTCCTACCGATATATCGCGCATAGCTATGGCTATATCTACCTCTTCTTCATTGGCTAGTGTTCCACGTGGCAGTTTAAAGTCTTCTAAACCAGCGACTTGCCATTTCCAGTCTACTTCATCTGGAAAGTAAAGAAAACCTAAACCATGTGTGGTAAATTTTTGAATTAGAAGTTGAAAGTAGGGATCAAAACACGACCATTCTTTCAGCATACGGTGCCATTCTTCGGCCATGATATTATTCCACCCTGGCCGTTGTAAAGGGTCTCCGAAATCTGTCAAAGGAATAGCTAGTGTAGGAACGGAGTCAGTCAGATCATAATAACCAGCCATCTCAGCTTTAAGCCGAGCTTTCATATCCCCAAAATTAAGATTACAACGCCCATGCTGTCCTGTATCTGAAAGATGCCGAGCATCAAAAGGAGGAGCCCCATCAGCCGCGGCTTGAATGTCCTGTCGAGCTAGCGCGCTATAAGTGTCGCTGTAAATTATTTTTCGTACAACTGCGTTTAGACTTATAGCGTCAGTTATACGTGTGATAGGAGCTTTACCCGTTTTGGAGTCAAGCGTTCTTAAATTCGCGTCCATTAGATAGACGTTATCTTACAGCTTTTTCGTTAGAACACAACTTTAGGTTTATGGTTAAGGGAAACCCCTTTTTGAGAGTTTTCTTTACTAAAAATGATCTGGAGGTTTTCTGCCGAATGGGCGCCTCCCTTAGCTAAGGGAATAATATGATCAACCGCAACATCAAAACGCTTACGCAATTCCTTAGCCCGAGCATAAATCTTTTTAATAGCTTCCACATTTCCTATGGTAGCTTTTTGCCGCCTTGCTCTACGTTTTGCTTCATGGAAAGTAAATAGCTCGCTATGCCTTCTTTTCCAGGCACTCCAATATTCAGGGTTAGCGTTTCTAAATTTTCTGCTTGCTTCACATGCATGGTTAGGAAAAGCTAATCGAATTAAGCGAGCGTATTCCCTATATACATCAGGAAATTTGGCCATACGAATCTTGTAATATTCTTTTTCTTTCTCAACTCTGGTTTTCATATAAGGTATAAATACTCCCATCTTTACAGCCGTGCACGAGCACAGCTTCTTCTGGAATTGGGACACTATAGTCGTGATAGTTAACAGGATCCACGGCGTCCATAACAATTTGATTTTTTTCGTTTCGACGATATCTGCAGGTTCCCCACCTATGGGCAAGCAAGTTTGTGTCGTGAGTTTCTGGAACTACCTCTTCTCCAGTCCAGGTATCCCAGCTAATCGTTGCGGGCACACTTTGAATCATTTTACACCGCCGCATATAATCGGCAGGGTACGTCGCGACCCCCATTAAGTGGTGCCCTTTTTCAAACCGCGCTCCAGTTTCAAGATTCTTATAACGAGAAATATTAATGTGGCCCATATATGGTTTTTTAGATTGGGCGTATTCTTTTTCCCAGGTTTCTAACCAACCTGGCGCGAATGGAAAAACATCGCTTTCTAACCAAAACCACGGAAGAGTATTGTCTTTTGTTTCCAAATAGTCTGCAGTAGCTATAAACATAGAATTTGGCCCAGCCGGCCACGCTTCATCTTCAAACTCAGGAACCGTGAAGTCTACTTTTTTGAACCCTTTCGCGAGAATCGCTACAATCTCCGGAGCGTCCAACTTTACGCGCCAAGATGACACCACAAGAGCTTCGTGATCCTGCATACCGCCAAGTTTAACAATTCGTTCTGCTAACGCTCGGGCAAGCATGAAGTCGCCATAGCTAACGGGAAAAACCGGAAGTATCATTAGAATAGTTTGATTGGCGCAGCTTCGGGATGAAGTACGGGATCAGTAACCGCCTGCACTGCGCCTCTTGCTGAAGCTTGGGCTTCAAACCTAGCTGTGTCTAAATCGACCTCATTCTTACTTAAAGAAATATACGCAGAAAGAAACGCCGCCTGGTAGGCTGGAAAGTAAGCCGCGGCGCGTAAGTTAGGATCGTAACCGTCAGGTAGGAATTGTTTGATAGCAGACGCGACCGCCCAGCTAGCCACTTTGGTGGCCGTCCCAGATAATCGGCTCAGGGCTTTTTCGGATTGGTCTTTGCGATGCTGGGGCGTTATGGTAATAACTTTCTTAGGCTCCTTCTCCGCATCTTCAGGGGGTTTAGACATATTATATATTACAACCGTTTGCCCCGATATGCTGAAGATAAATTAACTGGCATCATACGTGTAAACGAACTTAATCGGCGGACCGTGTCACGCCACGGAGTTCCTTTTGTAATAAACTCTTGCTGTTGTAGAGTTGTCATATGCGTCGCGAACCCCAACCGCTGCCGGCACAATTCAACCAGAATAAAACCTGCCTCGGCCAGATCGGGCGAAAACCCTGTTCGAACTTTCATATCTTCTTTGGGCTCCGCGTACAGTCGTTTTTCAGCACCGGTGGTTCCATACTTACGTACCGTCATCTCTTTAGCCATTGCCGGCGCGATCCCTTTAAGTTGGCCTTGACGCAAGAGTTCCTTCGCAGAATACCAAAGCTCAGTAGCGCGATTATAATATCGCTCGTTGGCGGGTCTAAGATCCGTTAGGCTGACCGGCAGTTCGCTGGCCTTACCACCGAACCTAACACGGAGCACGTTTCTAGACCAAATGATATCGAGTACATCACAGAACGGATCCCCGGCACCAGTGGAATCGACGGCTGCATATTGGGGCTGCACGCCTTCCCGAACACAAAGATCGCGGAACTTGCCCGCAATCTGCATGGTGCGGTTGTCGACTTTATTCGTAACATCTTCAACCAGCTCCACATAACGATCTAAGTTGATTACCCGAACGCCGTCTGTATTCACACCGACCGTGCCTAGATAAACCATCGACCGGTCACCCCCGTTCGTAAAACTGGGGTCGAGCGCGGCCACTCTAATAAGAGGTGAGGAGCCCCAGATAGCCGGAATGTCGCCACGCCACTTCACAATATCCTGTTCGCTGTAGATCAAGTCCTCTTGACCCATAGGACTCGGGAACCCCCGAACCATTCGCCAGAAACGAATTGAGTTTTCACCGCCTTCAGCGGCTTTCGCTTCCTCCACTTTTTCCTTGGTAGGAAGAAACGGAACTCCGTTAATCCCGAACTGACTGGTCGGGTCGGTAATCGCGGGCGACTTTGTAGCATCGAAGTGAAGCGATACGCCGTATTCTGACTCCCATTTGAAATCGTTAACCGTAATCGAGGTCCATCCAGCTTTTGGTTTCCAGAGTTTCGCAAAAGGATCGTAATATCCAGGCGGGTTTGCGGCACCGATAAATTGATACGAGGGGTTTGAACTGAGGTTACCCCCGGGCAGAGCATACTCCAAAACCGCATCTGTGAGTTCGCTAAGCTCATCCGCGAACACGATAACGTTTTTATTGTGGAAACCGATAAGCTTCTCGGTCGCCTCTTTCTCCACTTTCCGATCCGCGGCGACTAGCGATATGCTGGATTTGTCAGAACTGGTAAACTTCGTAGAAGCAAACCGCACAATTCCAATAGAATCGATTACTTTTAGTGGAAGGCCGGGAGGAGGAATCACGCGAATGAAATCAAGCAGGGAGCCCCAAGCGCGCTTGCGACTTTCTTTTAAACTCGTAGATAGAATAGCGCATAACGTGTTACGAGCATCTGCGAGGAAATTAATCAAGATCCATAACGCCACTGTTTCCGATTTCGTGCTCGAAGCACAGCCTCCGAGAGCCACATATCTATGCACGCACAGTTCGTCGATGATGGCTTCAGACCAAGCATTCCGGATAAAGAATTTGCTCCGGTTTCGTACCGGGTTTTTCGGCCCGTATAGAAGATTAACTATCTTCCAAAAATGCTCAGGCTGCCCGAGGCCTCCTTGCTCAACAGTGCGCTTAGTTTTGAAGCAATGTAGCTCTATATCTAACGGGTTCCAGGAAATAGGAAAGCGCAAACCATACTTATCTTTATAAGAAACGTTAGCCATTCCTGCCCTTTAATAAATTATCATGTATCCATAACGGCTGCAGATTTTTAAAATTAAAACATTCATGCTGTTGGGACACCTTCGTAAGGTCAAATTTACAAACGGGCTTAATATGATCAATATGCCACATGCGGCGGTTTTCCCACGTCATTCCTGGAAGAAATTTACTGGCTAAATAATCGAGTAAAGTCTTTATAGAGCACCCTATTAATTGTTCAGTAGTTTTGCTTTTTCTCGTACCTTGGGATCGTATGGCCGAATTTATTCTACAACGTAGACGCCCCATAATCACAAAACCAGGATTTTTAACTCGCTGTTTTTGGGCCCATTTTGTAGCATACTTCCTATGATACAATTTATATTCTTTCGTGTTTCTTCGCCGTTGCCAGTATTGGCGAACATATTCTTTGTGGGTGATATACCAAAGTTTGGAACACATTATTTTTTTTGCTCTATTTTTATGATAGTTTTTTTTGGCGGCCGCTTTTAATCTGACGCTATGCTTTTTCCGGTAAAAACACGCACGCGCTATACATGCGTCTTTATGCTCCAAATAGTATTTTTTATCATACGCCTTTTTATCCTGTTTATTTTTAAACATTAAAACAGTATAATTCAAATCCCGAAATAAAGCCATATAAAAGATTGTCTTAAAGGCATAAAAATAGTTGTAGATCAGCGTATTAGACGTTACTCTTAATAACCGTGAAATCAAACCGAAAGCGCAAATCTTGGAAGGCCTCGTTGTTTATGGATTTGTATCCTGTCGCTATTCATATTAACGTCGTGGACAACACCGCAAACTGGACGGCTACACATAATTTTCCGGTTAATAACAACCGGGTAGCGTGTTGTGGCCGCGACGGTACAGGAAATTTTATGCTGGTCTTCCAGCGTGATTATTTAACGCATAGAGTTATCGCGCATGAAATTTCACATTGCGTTTTTAGAATCGGCGAATATATAGGCATGCCACATGAGAACGCGTCCGACGAAGCCTACGCGGCATTGCATGAACATTTGACATACTGGGTTTTATCCCAATGTAAGAAGCACGGCACCAAAATTTTCTAAACAGGCTAAAATTTATGACTCCAAAAGCCAGAAGCTACCAGCGAGCATATCGCCTAAAAAATAAAGAGCACATACGGGCTACGAAACGCAGATGGTTTTTGGCCAATATTGTTAAAGTACGAGAAGCGCAAAAACGATGGCGGTATAGCAGTTCGGTTAATCTCGAAAGAGCTAGAGCCAGAACTAGAAAATGGAATAATGCAAATCCTGGTAAACTGAGAGCTATGCGCTTGAAGCGGGAATATAACCTTACTGTAGAAGAATATAATCTTATTCTTGCTGTTCAAAACGGTCTTTGTGCTGGATGCAAACAACCTGCAACTAACTTCAAACGCTCTCTTCACGTTGACCACGATCACTCAAAAAAGATTGTCAGAGGTTTGCTATGTTGGAGATGCAATCATATGCTGCCCGCGCGCCGAAACCTTAAAGAAATTCTCGAAAACTTAGCAAGCTATATCAACAACCCGCCCGCTACTAAAGCCCTTGGCGAAGAAAGAAAAACTCGTGGCGCCTAGATTCTCCATTAGCATAGTCGCATTCAACAAGTTGGAGTACACGAAAAAGTGCATCGAATCCGTTATAGCGGGGGGCGGGGATTTCGAAATCTTGCTTACCGACAATGCCTCAACAGATGGTTCCGGACAATGGATGGACGAGTTAACATCAAAAGATCCTCGCGTACATGTAGTCCATAACACTACGAATCGTGGGTTCAAGGAACCACAGAACGACGCGTGCGCCCGAGCGAAGGGAAAATTTTTTGTCTGCTTAAACAACGACACCGAAGTACCAAAAGACTGGTTAATGCTTCTGGAGCAACCTTTTATTGACTTCTCGGAGACCGCGACTATTTCGGGGCCATCAGGAACTTGTTGTGAATTTAAAGACAGTTTTCCTAGCTGGCATGGCCGAATTGGAAACAATGTTGAATACATCGAGGGTTCCTGTCTCTGTATTCCTACCGCCCTGGCTAAAAAATATACACTATTCGCTCCACATTTTAAATTTGCTTATGCCGAAGATGCAGATTTATCTCTACGAATGCGCGCGATGGGAAAAACGATTCACCAAGTTCCATTTCGCATAATGCATCATCGGGGGGCAACATCAAATGGAATGCCTGGAATGGCTGAAATTCAAATAGCCAACTCGGCAATAATGACTGAGCGGTGGGCCAATTACCATAAATTTCGACGTTTTGATTTACCGATAGTTATTCGACGAGACGAGGCGTTAGGAGACGTGTTATTAACTACTCCGCTTATTCGGGCTCTCCGAGAGCAAATGCCTCGATCCGAACTTTTTTTTGAAACAGCGCTGCCACATGTGCTTAAACACAACTTGAAAATTAAGAAACGAGAACCCTGGGGACGATGGGATGGTTCGACAGGAGACCAAAATTTATATCAATGGGCAAGAGTTATAAACTTAAACATGTCCTATGAAAACATGCTTCAAACGCATATTGTCGATGGTTACTTTAAAAAAGCACTAATCGTCCCTGTGGGGTCAGACTATCGGCATACTGAAAACTATTACACTGAAGCAGATATTGCCTTTGCGGAAACAAACTTGCCCGGAGAACAGTGGGTGGCGGTTCATCCCGGGCCGTCAACTTGGCAAGGTAAGGCTTGGCCAGAAGATAGATTTAGAAAGTTATGCGTCTGGCTCATGGATAATAAATGGAGAGTAGTGATAGTCGGCCATCAAGGAGGCCCCGGCTATCCTAGCTATCATGATCTTAGAGGTCACACAAGTTTACAACAACTTGCTGCAGTCATGGCCCGCTGTAAATTTGCGGTATGCTTAGACTCGTTTCCTCTTCACGTAGCCGAAAGTGTGGGAACGCCAGTAATCGGATTATTCGGGGTAACAGACCCTCAATTCATCCTGACTAGAAAACCTTCGTATTCTATAATGGGAGTCGCGCCTTGCTCCGGTCAACGACATCGTGAAATTGGCAAAGTTCAAATGCCGTGCGATGGTGCTTGTATCGCTAGTATATCTCTAGACCAAGTTAAAGAAAAAGTATACGCCATCACAAAATGAAAATCTCAGGTTATTCATGCATCCGAAACAATTTTAGCCTTGATTACTGTATCCAGCAAACTATAGAATCGTTACTTCCGGTTTGTAATGAAGTCGTGATTTCTGAATCTGAAAGCACAGACGGAACCCGAGAATTTCTTGATGAGTGGACAAAACGCGAACCTAAACTTCGAATCGTAAATTATAAATGGCCAAACCCCTGGCGAGATGTCAAATGGTGGACCACGTGGATTAATGAAGCAAGACAGCATCTTCAATATCCTACCCAAATATTTTTAGACGCAGATGAAGTTTTAAGCCCGGAAGGATACGCCGGGATTAGGGAAGCCGCAAAATTAGGGCAAGCCAGATGGTTTAGACGATTGAATTTTTGGAAAGACCCATATCACTTAGTAGCAAGCGGAACAGTTTGCGCAGATCAGTGTGTCCGTTTAGGACCTACAGATATGTGGATGCCCAGCGACGAACCTCATCCTGATGGCGAGCCGCCTATTATTTTAAAAGCAGGATGGCCTCCTAGTGCTACACCAAATTTTAATATTTTTCATTATGGATTTTTACGAAAAGAACGCGCTATGATTGATAAATGTCGAATCGTGGGTGGGGCATTTTTTGGAACCATGGATGCAAGACTCGAAAAGGCCGAACTACAAGGTACACCATGGTTAAATGAAGTTTGCCCAGAAAAACCCCTTCAAGATTTTCTGGGTGACCATCCTGAAATTGCTAAACAATGGCTTCGAGGCCGAATGTATAATATATGATTATAGGTAGCAGCGATCTTTATATTTCGAAACTGTATGTCATAATTGGAACTCCAGAGGACAAAACACTATTAGATTTATGCTGCGGGGAAATGCCACACACTCGAAGTCTTAAATTTAAAAGCCATTTTGGAGTCGATATTCTAGATTGGCCTAACCGACCAAAAGAAATACCATTTGAACAAGCTGATCTCCGAATATGGGAGCCAAAACAACATTATGACATAGCCATTCTTTCAGACGGAATAGAACATTTTTCTAAAATAGAAGGAAGAAACATAATTAAGCGCATGGAATCTTGGGCTGCATTACCTATTATTTTTGCGCCAATAGGAAATTATGAAATTGCACCAAACGCAGTAGATCCTCACTCCCATAAATGTGGTTGGACTGCAGAGGAATTTCAACAATTAGGATGGCAGACCACTGACTATCCAAACTGGCACCCGACTTTAAATTTAGGCGCGTTTTTTGCTTGGAAAAGACAATGAGCGAAACAGGAAAATACCGCCCCTTAACCACGCCGTATTGCATAGGTAATGGTGTGGATATAGGATCGCAGGGGGATCCTGTGGTACCCTGGGCCATATCCATGGATCTTCCTGCCAATCAGTATTTAATTTATAGTTCCAACAACGCCGCGGATACCGGAATTCAGTGGCACGGAGACGGGCGCGCCCTACCTTTCAAAGACAATACCCTTGATTTTGTTTACTCTTCACATTTACTCGAAGATTTTTTGGAATGGGGCCCAATATTACAAGAATGGACTCGGGTTTTGAAACCGGGAGGACATTTGATAATTTTAGTGCCAGATAAACTGCGGTGGGGTGAAGCTATCCTGCAAGGCCAGCCACCGAATTGTGCTCATACACACGAGTCCTATCCTGGAGAAATAAGTGAACAAATTCTTAAAGCAGGATGCAAGTATGCCGTAATCAGAGACAGTTTAACACTAGTTACCCCAGAGGACTACAGCATTCTTTTTATAGGACTAAAACAAGATTGACAAAATCATAGCATAGACTAGCCTTACCTATGCCCGCTTTTTCATCGCCTCTCCCTGATACCACTCTAGAAGATAGAGTCGAAAGACTAGAACAACTTCCAATGCGAGTAAGCGCCGGCAACGCCGCTGTAGGTCAGTCTATTTTATCATTTACTTCTAGCGGCGGTATTTCTCTCACCGGCGGACCGAGTACTGATATCTATACAGTTTCGGCGGGGAAGACCTTTTTTATTACAGATATTTATATTACTGTTAATGAAACTACCACTCCTCAGTTAGTTCAGCTAAAAGCAGCGGGAGTCGTAATTCTGGAAGCATTCACAATGTCTACTCTTCCGTTTGATGTAGTCGGTATTGAATCACAAGCCTCAGTTGCGGGGGGCGCGCATCTTTCTATTCAATGGCCATCAGATTCGGGTAAACTTGGAGCTTATTTTATTGCGGGATTTGAGCAATAATTTATGGCCCTAAGCCCTACGCCAGATGGAGGATATCCCGGCGGCAATATACAAAAGAATTAAATATTAACACCAAAAGTCTTGACACAATCCCACAATTTATGGTAAGGTAAAAATATGATAGCATTCGTTATTGGGCTGGTTCTCGGTGGCGTGGCTGGATTTTTCATTGGAGACGGTAAAGCTGCAAGCGTTATCGCCGCTCTTGAAGCTGACATCGCCGCGCTTAAAGCCCGCCTGAAAAAGAAAAAGTAATGGGCCTAATCTTACTCATCGTTGTAATTCTCTTGCTGTGTGGGGCCTTCCCTACTGGCGGCTATGGGTTCGGCGGCGGAGCACACGGAGTCCTCGGACTCATTTTGATAATCATTCTTATCCTGTTTTTACTCGGCAGACTGTAAAAATTGTTGACAAAAATCGCGGGTTTTGGTAGTGTAAAAATACACAAATGTTGTGCCCTAAATGTAAGAAGCAGAAGCAGCATCGGTCTTTTTACTGGCGAAAAGATACCAAAAATTTAAGCCTTAGAAGTCATTGTAACCAAATTAAAAAAGTTATAAATAAGGAACTTCCTTGGAAACAATGAAAACTCTCTTCCCTATTCAACAATTACATGCAAGTATATTGTTATCATCACTAAAAAAGAATAGAAGCGCCCTTGATGCAAGCTGCACCGGCGCCGGAAAAAGTATAATCGCTATAGAGATAGCCAAAAAACTGGGGCTGCCTACACTGATCGTCTGTCCACTCGCAGTCAAAGGGATGTGGGAGGCGTTGTGCACTGAACAAAAATTTAAACCTATCGCGGTAATTAACTACGAGCACCTGCGCTCCAAATCCAATATATTTTGCAAGAAGATAGGCAATCAGTATGCTTGGAATATGGATAAAGAGAGCTTGATTATTTTCGATGAAGCGCAACGCTTGAAATCATGGAATTCAATCTCAAACAAAATTGGCGTAGCGGCCAAACCCATGCGTACGTTACTCTTAAGCGCAACATTAGCCGAAGACCCAACTCATATGCGAGCTGCGGGGTATCTTCTGGGCCTTCATAATTTAAGATCGTATTTTTGTTGGATGCGCGAACGAGGTTGCATAATGAACCAATGGGGTAGCCCTGTTTTTAATGGCGACAAGAAAATTCTAGATACACTGCATAAAGAAATCTTTCCAAGTCGGGGGCACGGGCTCTCGTTAGCTGATATGACAGATTATTTCCCTGCGACTCAAACCGTGTTTGAGCGCGTGAACTTCGGAGATTCAGGCAAAATTCACGAACTTTATGAGGCTATGGCCGACGAACTTGCGATTCTCGCATCCACGGTTGCAAAAGACAAAAAAGGCGCGGAAGGGCTGACCCTACAACTGCGCGCGCGCCAGAAGACTGAACTTTTGAAGATCCCTCTCTTAATTGAACGCGCCCAAGAACTTCTTGATGAGGGGCGCAGCGTAGTCGTATTCTGTAATTTTAACGCGAGTCTAGACGCACTAGCGAAGGCATTCCCGACCGCGGGACAAATTAGAGGTGAACAGAACTACGAGGAGAGAGACCAGGTAGTGAAGGATTTTCAAACTGACAAGATTCCGTTAATCGTAGCCAACATGGCAAGCGGCGGGGTTGGTATAAGTTTGCATGGTAAACGCCCCCGAGCTTCCCTGGTTACCTTATCATTTAACGGACCAGACGTGCTTCAAGCCCTTGGTAGAACGCATCGAGCGGGTGGAAGTTTTAACCAACGATTTATTCTAACGGCCGCCGGGACTATTGAAGAAACTATCGAGGCTTCTGTAAAAGCAAAGATCGAAAACATAAAAATTATCAATGAAGGTTTTGCGACGATACCCGAAACCTCTGTGCCAGGGCCAGCTCTGGCACAGAGGGATTAAATGCCCAAACGCTTTGAAGATGAATATCCACGAGCTGCGGAATTTCTTTATGAACTCTATGGTAAACCCCGCTTTATTTGTGATCGCGGCCATATTCACGCTTTACCTTATCGGCTGCATTGTGGCAGCGACTATTGCCGAAAGCTTCCGCTACACGAAAAATCGTTGACAATTTAAGCGGATTTTCGTAAAGTAAAAATACTGAATAAATGGCAAAAATCATAGCAAGTTGTGGGCACGAAATCACGCCCCGCGAAGGATTGGGAGAAATCGTGGCTACAAGAGGATGGACGCGAAACTGTAAACATGCTGTAGACTACCAAACTCTGTGTTCGAAATGTCTTGCATACTATCGTGCCAATAACGCTATTCTTACACCAGAGCAGGCAGACCAGTGGTTAGGTCTAAAGATATTAAAATGAAAGAAGAAAAGCACGCGGAGTTCAGCCCGTCGTCTCTTAACAATTTGGAAGTCTGCCCCGGCTGGAGGCACAGACCCGATCAGGAAGGCAAGAAAAGTCCGGCCGCGGAACTCGGAACAAAGATCCACGAGGCGTTGGAGACTGGGAAGATCGACGAACTTCCAGATGAGGGCGACGCCAAACACATGGCGCGGCAGTGCGTGGACTTTATAGATTCCATTATGGCGGATCGACTGCCAGCAACTCCAACTCAGGACTTTCGCGAGCGAAAACTTACAATCAAGCTGGGCGAGGATATGACGACCTACGGTACTCTTGACAGACTTATTATTTTTGGGCGCAAAGGTTTCTTGGTCGATTACAAGACCGGGCGCCGCGAAGTCATTGACGCCGAGCTAAACCTTCAAACTTCGGCATACGCATTGGGGGTTTTCCAAGCACATCCTGAACTCGAAACAATTGAGAGCCATATTCTCCTGCCGGCAAGAAACGAGATCTCGAGCTACGAGTTCCCCCGCGCCGCTATGCCTGATATGTCGCTTCGAATCAATACTGTTATCAGGCGCGCAATGGAAAACAACCCAGCTTTATACAACCCTCAAGCTGGCTTATGCGAGTTCTGCGCGCAGCAGGGGTCGTGCCCAGCCCTTGGTAAAAAAGCACTTTTGATTTCCGCGAAACTCGGCCCCGGCCTCGCAATTCCCCAATCACTCACGGTGAGCAAAGACCGCCCGCAGGATATCCCTCAGATCCTGGCTTTGGCGCCAATCATCGAATCGTGGGCGAAAGGACAGAGAGAAGAAGCTCTTCGGCTTAACCTTGAAGAGGGAGTCCAAATTGCCGGGTATCAGCGCGTCACTCGATCACTGCCACGGGCGGTGACCAGTGTTCTCGGTGCCTACGAAGCAGTCAAAGATAAGATTACACTCGAGGCGTATCTGGCTGCATGCAGTAAAGTTTCTGTTCCAGATTTAGAAGATTTTTTTGCTGAACAAGCCCCGAATAAGAAAAAAGGTAAGGCAAGACAAGAACTAGAAGATAGATTACGAAGCGCAGGGGTTCTAAGAGAATCAAGTGATATATACTATCTTAAAAAGAAAATATGACACCGACTGATCTTCATTATGCAGCAGGACTTTTAGAAGGTGAAGGCCATTTTCAATGCTCCAAAGACCCGAAATTTCCTACATCTCGGAAATTTTGTATAACTACTTCAATGGCAGATATAGCTCCTCTAGAACGACTACAACAAATTATTGGCGGTAAAATTAGAGGCCCATTTATTAAAAGCTCAAACCGAAAACCTCTATATAATTTAGCAATAGGAAGACATCAAAATTGTGTACCTATAGCTGCAGAACTGTTCCCTCTCATGTCTCCCCGTAGACAAGAGCAGATAAAAGTAATGCTAGAATGGGACTCAAGATGCAAAAAATTACTTTATACTAAAAACTATCCTCACGGGTCGATTGAACGAGCAGTCGGTACCCGGTGTCGTTGCAAAACATGCGATCCTAAAAGGCGAGAAATATCACGGGAGTTTACCCGTTTTAAACGTTTATCTGAAGAAAAGCATTGACGGTTCCCGCAAAACTTGATAAGGTAAATATACAAATGAAGTTTTGGTTACGCCCATCCCGCGAAGAGATTCTTCAAACCCACCTTCGCATTTGGATCGAAATCTCCATGAGGTTAGCCCAAGATAACGCAACCAAAGACCACATGATCGACGACCTTGATTTTACAATTGCCCATTTACTCGACAACCAAATAAACCAACACTGCACAGAAGTGATGCAGCCAAAAACCCAAAAACCATACAAACCATACACATACTAAGACAATGAAACACTCATTCAAAACACCCCCTCAGCCTGAAGTTGCGGAACAGGCCGAGAATACTGAAACAACGCTAGCCCGTCCCCTCCAACCTATGCCGCAATTTAGCGGAGACTGGGATTACAACGATACCCGCAAGCCGCGAATTAACTTGGTTCACAAGACAAGCGATTCTGAGCTAATTGAAAAGTTCGGAATTGGATCATTCGTCTTCCAGAAAGAAGTAAAGCTAAGCAACGGCAAAGATCCTTTGCTGGTGACGGCCCTGCGCGCGGGTAAGGACTTCATCCAAAAGCTTCCTTTCGGCGCTCCTGACATGCCGCTCGTGTTCAAAACCAAAGACGAAGTTCTAGCCAACGGCGGTTCGTTTAACAAGAAAGACGAGGCCACCCAAAGTTATTACATTCCTAGGGCGCACATTCTGTTTTTGGTAGAAATGCCTGAAAAAACAGATGACGAAGACTCGTCCATGTTTCCTTATGAGTTTGAAGGAAAACAATACGGCCTCGCGGTCTTGACGGTCAGTTCCAGTGCGTTCACCGCTACGGCAGTTGAACTCGCCACACTATGCAACTTCAACGCAGTGATGCGTAAAGGTATGGAGTATGGTAAACTTGAACTTACCTCAGCGCAGCGTATGTCTCCACGTTACAGTTGGATAGTCCCGGAAATTCGTTTCAAAAGTGAAAACGACGCGAACTTCGTAAAGTTTATACAAAGTTTGCTTTAATGGATATAACTCAATTAGCCGCAGACCTCGGCATCAAAACCGAAATGGGAAAAGAACTTCTCAAAGAAGCTATCGATCTTGCCGTCGTCCTTGACGGCAAGAACGCTGACTACAGTTCGGCTAACATCAGTAAATTCGGGTTGTTTGGAATCGTAGTTCGGCTTAGTGATAAGCTTGAGCGATTAACTAATCTTCTCGATAAAAAAGCGCTCGACTCACCTTGTAACGAGCCTATAGAAGATACATGCCGCGACGTAGCCGGATACGGTTTGATCGCTAAAATAGTAGCCAGAAAAGGATGGAGATAATATGCCCGCAAGCCCAAATGACCCGCACCCTAACGAATACACGTTTGCAGAAAAACTAGCCGCGGTTAACGCAGGCGTCATGGCACCCGAAGATTTGGGTGTGCTACCCACTCCAGGAGATGCCTCGGAGGCTACAGCTGGTGGATTAGAAATAAAACCAGCTACACCGGAAGAACTCGCAAAGAAGCCGGAAACAGGCGACTATATAGTGTTTCAGGCCGCAGTTGTTCCACTAGATTTAAGAGCAACCTGGTCTGAACTTGATGCTAAAGCGACTAATAAAATCTTGCCTTTTACATTTGATAAAGAGGCATGGAAAGACGCGCACAAACATGAGCATGTAATTCAAGCCAAGTTTCAATGCGGCACAGCTAGCGGAGCGATAGAAGGAAAGTTCTCGGATAAAGTATTAGGTCTGTGCAATCTATTAGACGCAGCCTCTAAGCAAATACGAGAGTTTTACGCGAATGAAAAAAGCAAGACCGATACCGCAACACCACCGATGGCGTAGCTGGTTTACACCTTCAGTCCTAGCCCAACGAACAGGTATCACTGACTCCAGAGGTCAGATCTATATGGTTCAACCTGACGGAAGTATCAAACGTATAAGTGAAAGAAAGATTGGACGGAACAAGAAAACCAATGAATAGTGAGAAAAGATACGTTAAAAATAGAGTCGGAGAAAAACTCCGAACGGGCCTCTTCTCGCCCCAACCATGGGGAGCCTTGTTTAACATTTAACGTATCTTTATTTTTATGAAATTTTGTCCTAAATGCAGAAAAACAAAAAGTTTGAAAGCGTTTAATAAAAACCAAAAAAGATACGACGGCATTCAAGGATGGTGCTCGTCTTGCAGATGTAAAAATTATCAAGAAAGTCCAAAACGAAAAGCGATTATAGCTAAAGCCACTAAATGGAATTATTCTCACCCCGAACAACGTTTAAAAATAATTAGGAAAAGTAACTGGAAAAGACTTCACGGGCTTACTGAAACTGAATTTTTGAGTTTACTAAAACTTCAAAAATCAAAATGTGCTATCTGTAAACAATCATTTCCTAAATTTCCTTCTGTGGATCATAACCATAAAACAGGAAAAATTAGAGGACTACTCTGTGGAAAACGTAACTCAGGATTAGGATTCTTTAAGGACACAGTTAAATTTCTGCGTAACGCAATTAGATATTTAAATGCAAACGATTAGTTTGGACTACGAAACTGAATACAGTAAAGACTACTCTATTCGAGACATGGGCGCCTGGGCTTATTGCAACGACCCACGCTTCAACGCATATCTGTTAGCTGTGGCTTGGGAAGATGGGCGAACTTGGATAGGGAACCCCAAAGACTTTGACTGGGAATCTATTAACGGGTTAGACTGGGTTGCTGCGAATGCCGGTTTTGAATGGGAAGTAACCGAACGATTACGTAAAGACGGCGTGGTTCCAGCGCACATTAAACCCCGAAAAATTTATGACGTGCTAGATTTAAGCCGATACCTGGGGTATCCGGGAAATCTAAACGCCGCATGTCAGTATCTTCTCAACGTAAAAATTGACAAAGGGATGCGAGACCGCGCCAAAAACCAGACCTGGGTCTCAATGTCGCCAGATTTCCAGGATGCAATGAAGCAATACGCACTTCTGGATGCGGTTCATGAATTATCAATTTGGCAAAAGCACGGGCACAAAATGCCCGAAGATGAGCGCATGCTTTCTCGACTAACCCGTATCATGTGCCGCCAGGGCGTGCCCATCGATGTGCCGGCTGTAGATGACGCCATTTCAAAACTCGAAGCGTATCTCGCCGACATACGAAGCCGAATTCCTTGGACCACTGATCCCACGATTCCGGTTATGTCACCGAAGGCGATGGCTAAAGAATGCCTTAAAAAAGGAGTGGCTCCGCCTACGTCGATGGCCAAAGACTCCGAGGCCTTTGCTGCATGGTTGAAAGAGCATGGTGATATGTTTCCATTCGCGGTAGCGATAGGCCAATATCGGAGTGCTAACAATCTTTTGAAAAAACTCCAGACCATGAAGCGGCGAACGCGACTGGATGGAGTTATGCCTTTTGGTTTGAAATATTTCGGAGGTCACACTGGCAGGGACTCAGGAGATTCAGGATTCAATGTTCAAAATTTACACCGCGAGCCCTACACCTGCACGCCCACTAAAGGGGAGCATTTTAAGATCGATCTGCGCGGCATGATCGCCGCGCCAACAGGAAAACTACTTTTAATTGCAGACGAAGTGGCTATTGAGCCATGCGTATTGGCGGTTCTATCCGAAGATAAAGAACTTCTGAAGCGCTTATCAACCGGCGAAGACGTTTACGAAGCGTGGGCCCGGCTTACGAAAGGTTACGCTGACCCAAGACCGCTAAATGATGTGGATCCCCGGATGCGACGGCTTTGTAAAGTAGAGCAATTGGGGTTATCGTACGGGGCCGGCGTGGAGAAATGTATCAAGATAGCCAAAATGTGGGCTGGCATTGATTTAACGTATCAACAAGCCCAGCTTCAGGTGGCTAAATTTAGAGAGCGACCGTTCATCCCTAGATTTTGGCAGAAGCTCGAAAGCCTGATGACACGAAGCGCTGGAGAAGATTTTCAATTCGAGCTGCCGAGTGGAAGAATAATGAATTACCGAAAAGTCCAAACAGTTAATGGACTTAGCGCGGAGATACCTAAATTAGGGCAAATGCTTCGTTGTCGTTTTTGGGGTGGAGCAATTTGTGAAAATATTATCCAAAGCGTTGGCCGTGATGTATTTATGCATCATATTTTAGAACTCCAAAAAAAAGGTATAAATATAATTTGTAGAATTCATGATGAGGTTCTGTGTTTAGTTGATGAAGATAAAGCCGAGGAAAGCTTAAAACTAGCCTTACAGATAATGTCTACCCCACCGCCCTGGTTAACAAATCTTCCTATTCGGGCTGCCGGACATCTTTCCCAAAAATATTGTAAATGAGAGCCTCACGTAGATCGTATCTAAGCCCAGGACAGATAAGCGAAAAGTGGCTTATATTATACGTGCTTAAGACTACAGTTAATCCGTGGATATACAAACTAAACCTACACAATCAGAGTTAATTGCTTGGGCAGCCGGCTTTTTTGACGGAGAAGGATGCTGGAATGCGGACTTTGATAAAAAAACTGGTAGAGCTAGGCTAAAGGCTAAAGTGACAGTCTGCGATAAAGACTATGTTTTTAAACTCCAAACCATTGTAGGGGGGAGTGTATACGGCCCTCTAAAACCTTCGGGTTTTGGTAAACTGCCGCGCTGGCAGTGGGGCTACTCAAACTCTCTAGATACAATTGCGCTATTTTTGGCGTTTAAACCTTTCTTAGGAAAAAGACGAACTAGTCGTTTTGAAGAGCTTTTTAAAAAATGGGCTGTTCCATTTGGACCAGCATACGATAAGCTGAAGCGATATGAATGGTACGATATTCGTATGGCCGATCCCAAAAAGTATGAAGATGCCCGGCGGTTAGCCAAAAAGTATGGAGTGACAGACCAAGTTATTTCGCAGATACTTAACTCCAGACTTATGACTTGTTATATTTCTGGAAAAATGCGAGGCCTAAAAGACTTCGGATTTCCGGCATTCCGTAAAGCTGCGGCAGCTTTACGGACTAAAAATTGGCCCGTAGTATCTCCTGCAGAATTAGATTTAGGAGATAATATTAATATACAGAACGTATCAAGTTTGAATATAGCAAAAATTTTCCAGCGCGATTTTGCTGCTTTGAAAAAATGCCATGTAGTGGCTCTTCTTCCAAATTATACGACTTCTGAAGGAGCACACTATGAAAAAAAGATAGCTGAAAAATATGGCCTTAAGATTTTACCAATCGAGAAAATAGAGCGACTTCCAATACGATAATGAAAACAAAATACAGGTTTGTGGAATCGAAAAAGGCGTATACCGAGCAGTGTTACTATTATACCGAGAAAAAAAGTTTTTGGGCACTTGGACACGCGTCCATGACAGTTGGGCCATGGATAAAGCAGAAGGGTGGAAAAAGTATACATCAATTATTACCAATACATTTAAGAATGTAAACACCGTGCTGCATGAAGTTCCAGATAAACTACGTGATATTCAAGAAGTGAAGGCATGGTTAAAACTAACCGATGACACCCAACTCTAAAGCTAAATTAACATCTGCGATGTTAGATGCGATTTCATATAAGTTCCGTTTTCCCTATTTGGTTGAATACATAAAACTTTGTGCCCCGAAAGAAATACAAAAAGACAAGAAAGCAATGCTCGCATGGATACGTTTGACACACGATTTACCGGTTACTATGGAGGATATGTGAACAAACCTGTCACATATAATGAGGATGCATTGCAGAATACAAACCCTAAAGATAAAATAGGAGAAACCAAACCGTCACTTGCGCTAGTGCCAACCAGCCTTCTCGTGCCACTTTCCGAAGTTATGAAACTTGGCGCAAAGAAATATGGCGCGTGGAACTGGCGTAATACCAATCCGAAAGCAATGGTTTATTACAATGCAATGCTTCGACATATACATGCTGCTCTAGATCGCGAGGATACTGATCCAGAGAGTAGGCAATCTCATTTAGCTCATGTAAGTGCATGCTGTTTAATCTTGCTAGATTCAGCAAAATGTGGTAATTTAATAGATGATCGACCGCCAAAAAATTAGTCACTTTTCTCTTTCTTATATCGCAGGATTGTTTGATGGAGAAGGATATTTAGGCATATCCCGAGATAAGAAAATTCATTCAAAACGAGGGTTACTGTTTAGAGTATACGGAGGATTAAGAATCAGAGAAAAATTCATTGTGAAAGCTTTTGCTAAACGATTCGGCGGGACTGTGTGCAAGCGAATAGCACAGAACCCAAACTGGGCTGATACATATGTATGGCAAATTTATGGGTGCGATCTCGAAAAATTTCTTAAAACTGTTGCGTCATATTTGATTCTCAAACAACCTCAAGCCCGAATTATCTTGCGGTGCAGACAGCTAACGAAAACCAATACTCATACTAGAATAATGCCAAAGTGTAAATATATAGCTTACCAAAATCTAACCAAACAAATTAATAAGTTGAACTTCCGAGGAAAGAAAACCAACCAAAAAAAATCCGAAGGCTCCTTGAGCCGAAACAACACAAAACCCTTATAGACGACAGACCGTGAATATGCGAACTGTGTATAAATACACAAAAATTTTTAGTGAGCTGTGGTGCGCAGAAGTGCCCGCCGAACTGTACCCTGATAAGGAACTTACTGCTGCATGGCTAAACATTAACAATGGAACCATGATGCGAGCTTCAGAGTTACACTGGCGTACTCCATATTGGAATCTGCCTACAAATACGACAGGACCAAGATGACCAGAGAAACCATTTTTATAATACTGGCGATTTTTACAGGACTCTGGACGTTTATCGGAACCCTAAGGTGGTATTGGCGGATAACGACACCAGGGGAGGGATTAGATAACTATAACTATAATAACCGGCAAATAAGGTATCTGATGTTTCTGCACGGGCCCGTAGTTTGGTGTTATGACCTTCATTGCGCGTTATTCACCTGGCTTGGCCGCGAAACCAAATTCGAGAAAGCTTACCGGAAGATACGCGAATGAAAGCCGTAATGTATGGTGAAGAATCGGTTTACTTGGGCGGCTATGAACGAGTTATGTATCGAACAGGAATTCCTGATGAATTGTATCCTGATATTGAATGGATAGATCCAGATTATATATCTCATCAGCTGGCATACCGTCCCGTAAACGTTAAGCCGACCAAAAACCCGAAGGCTTGCCGCGCTCCTTGGAATGAGCTTTCGGACAGCATCTGCGATTTTTGATCGGCTAAGTAACAGTATAATTAAATAAATAACTTGTAAAGGTCCACATGGACACCGCCCACACACAGTTTGATTTTACCTCCTGCCCTAAAAGTGGGCAAGGTTGTCATAAATGGTTGTTTTATATTTCGTGTAAAGCAGTTGATGAAGGCCTAACAGATGAAGAAGCAGAACCTTTGATTCGCAAAGCAATGACGCGCGCACCAACACCGCCGAGTGAGATCATGGACGCGCTACGAAGTGCGCGCAGGGAAGAAAGAGTGCCGTCGATGGTGTGGAACCCGAGGAACGAAACCGCGATTAAGGAAATCGTGGGCAAAGACTTGTTGCCGGGGTTGAACAAATACCAAAACTTCGAGCCGCTATCCAGACTACCCCAACCGGAAATGTGGATAGACCAGTTATTTCCGGGAAATCCTTTATTATGTATCGGGAAAACCAGTTCATTATTCCGAACAAAACCAAGAGAAGAATGGCGCGGGTTGGAAAAATTCAATTCATTGATCGTTCCAAGTCCTATGACCGCGGTAAAAGGAAGAACAAAAGCAGGAACTTTATCAGAGCACTCGTTAGACAATACCGGGCCGCGGCGCTATCTAATTCTCGAATTCGATCAGGGGCCTGAACTAGACCAGCTAAAGTTAATATTTCATCTTGCCGATTATGGCCCACTTGTGCTAATATGCCGATCAGGGGGAAAAAGTTTGCATGCGTGGTTTAGAGCAAAAGACGAAGAAGATTTAAAACTCATAACGTTTATGCAATACGGGGTAAGCCTTGGCGCCGATCCGCGAACTTGGCTGGCCAGTCAGTTCGTTAGGCTCCCTGACGGAACTCGGTTTGAAAACAAAAACCCCCAATCTGTAATTTACTACGACCCAGAACAACTTCCACAATGAAGAAAGAATTTAGGACACCACCTCTAACACCAACGGGCGTATATCCTGTAAACGATCTCGACCGCGCAGCAAGGTTCGTGCAACACCTGAAGGGTGAAGCGCTGTATATCTCGTCTTGGAAACAGTGGGTAATTTGGGATGGCAAGCATTGGGCGCGCGATATCACCGGTGGCGAAATCATGCGCCGAGCGATGCAAATACCGAAGATTCTGGAGGCAGAGGCTTCAGTTATCACTGATTCAGGGTTACATAAGAAAGCTATGATGGCCGCACTCCTATCCGGTAACGAAGAACGGTTAACGAAGATGGTGAAGCTCGCAAGAAGTTTTCCAGAAGTCGACAAATCGGAGATGGTGTTTGACCAGAACCCGTGGATCGTTGGAGTCCAGAATGGTGTTATAGAGCTTCAGTCGAAACCATTTTTATTCAGACCTGCAAAACTAGAAGATTATGTATTACGGAAAATGAATGTTGAGTATGACGCGGTGGCTACCTGCGAGCCTTGGATGGATGCTATTCAATTAAGCCTGCCTAACCCCGCAGTCAGGAACTTTGTGCAGCGCGCGGTAGGTTACAGTATTACAGGAAGCGTCGCAGAGCAGATATGGTTTTTCATGTATGGGCACGGTCAGAACGGCAAATCTACCTTTATAGAAACGATTTCCGATATTCTTGGCGAGTATGCCCATAAAGCGCCAGCAAAGTTGTTTCTCCAAAACAAGCATGGCACAACGCCGGAAGGATCGATCGCGCAACTAAATGGCCGACGATTCGTGGTAGGCAGCGAGATTCCAGAATCTGCTCAATTGGCAGAAGGGCTTATTAAAGACTTAGCGTCCGATGACAAATTAAGTGGGCGCCTATTGTATGAAAACGATCGGACCTTCGCGCCGACCCACCACCTGTGGTTAAGTGGAAATGTAAAACCGGTTATCAAGTCTACTGATTTAGGAACTTGGCGCCGAATTAAGCTTATCCCGTTCGACGTCACCATCCAAAATCGAGATCTGGAGATTAAAAATAAGCTCCGCGCCGTAGCGCCGGGTATACTCAATTGGGTTTTAGATGGCTGTAGGCAATGGCAAACCTCTGGTATGCAAGCCCCACCAGAAGTGGAAGTAGCTACCACAGGCTACCAAGAAGAAGAAGACCTGGCCGGGCAGTTCATTTCTGAGGTATGTATCTTAGATGAAGCGGAGCGTATTGCCAAAGGAGACCTTTATGCGGCTTTTAAGGCTTGGGCTATTTTAAATGGCGAAAATGAACGATATATACCTGGCATCAAGACATTTGGGAAGCGTATGAGCCGCCCTGGAATCCGGGAAATGCTCGATCCAGACCCTAAAAAGCGCACCCGAATGTGGGCCGGAATCAATCTAGCAGAGCCAGGCCGCTGGCCTAAACTGGCATAAACGCCAAAAACTGAACGATCCTGAACGATTTGAACGCATTTTTATAAACCCCCTTTACACCACCACCCTACACACACTTTTAGATAAGCCCTAATATCGTTCAGGATCGTTCACAAAGCCTTAAATGTGTAAAGAATTATGACAAAAGAGCAAAAAGCTTCATATGCTCGGGCCCGGTACGCCGCCAACCCAGAGCGATTACGGGAGATCGGTAGGCTTTCTATGCAGAAGCGGCGCCTTGATCCTAAGAAGAGAGCGCAAATAAACGCGCAGCACCGAGAGTATCGTAAGCGCCACCCCGAATTGGTGCAGGCGCGACATAGATCTTGGTATCTAAGAGATACGGCCAGAATTCTATCGCGGCATCGAGCCTATTATAGAAAAAATCGTGCTCGGTTAATAGCCCAGGGGGTTGTGCGCACGCGCAATCGTCGGCGAGCTGATCATGCCTTTCGCCTGCGACATGTATTAGCCAAGCGTATCTGGGCGGCTCTGCAACCTGGCATCAAGAAATCTATGCGCACCCGACAATTACTAGGCTGCACGCCTGCTGAGTTTAAAGCTTGGATTGAAGACCTGTTTCTTCCAGGCATGCGCTGGCAAAACCGTTCGTTATGGCACATTGACCATATCAAGCCTGTTAGCAGTTTCGATTTAACCACTGAATCAGGACAACGCGCGGCATTTCACTACTCAAACTTCCGCCCACTGTGGGCTCGTGATAACCTGAAAAAAGGCGCAAAACAAACTGTTGACATGACCGCGAATCAGGTTGATGATAAACACATGGATCAAAAATTTTTGGATGGTGCGGATTACGGTATTAAAAGCTACGCAGAAAAGAACTCGGGAAACGCCCCTGGTCTGAACAGTCCAGCCGGTGGATCTGCGGATCTCACGAAAGGCTGCAGATTGTCGGGCTGTGGTGGATCGGAACAATCGATTGATAGCGTGCAGGCGTCTTCGGATGTACTTCGTTTAATCAGTCAAGGTAGCGGTCCTGATTTAGGACCCGAATCAAAACGAATTAACTCTCCCGGCGCAACAGCGAAAAACTAATGGCACAAGAATATATTGAAGGATTTCAAACCGGCGATCCCCGGAAAGCTGCAACTACAGTAGGACCGGGCGAAAGATATCAAGCTCGCGGAGACACCAGTCCTCCGAGTTCGAATGAAGACGCAGCATTCCACGGTCTTACCCGAGGACAAGAAGGCTCGCCCAGCGGGAACCCATTCGGTATCGGCGACCCGAACAGCCCCCGCGATGTAATGAAAGTTATGGACACGGGCTCCGGCGTGGAAGAAGGCATCAGTTCGAAACCTGTAGCCACGTTCGGTCGTACCACAGGTAGATCGTTAGCCGGCGAATAATTGTTGACAATTTTAGCGGTTTTTCGTAAAGTAAAAACACAGATGAGAACATTAAAATATAGTCTTGCAGTGATTATTATTTCAGTTGCCGCCGTCATTGCCGGAGTTGGTTTGATAAGCATCTTTGTTATATGGCCCTTCGGTGTCGTTATCCTGCCCGTCGTGGGCTTCGGGTCAGCTTTGTTGTGGGCGATTCAGTATATAATTAATTACGACTCACGTTTATAAAAATGATTGGAACCTGGAAAATTGAGCCGCGATACTGGCCTGAACTGCTTGGGAAAGCCCCTGTCCCGGTAGAAACCGATCCGAAAACCGAAACCAAACCCCAGAAGCCTTTGTTCCATGGCCCATTATGGCAGACCACTAAGATGTGCCTTCAATGCCGAAAAGCCAAAGTTACAGGGAAAGCTAAATTCTGCGCACTCTGCACGAAAGCTCGCAACGCCCGGGCGGCTCGTAAATCGTATAAAAAGCTTAATCCTCATAAGTTGGTCACAGGCCCCCTTCAGTATGAGGCACTTACAACTGACCAAAATTGAATCCGCTATGTTGACCCTCTAATATGAAGAATAGTATATGGAGCGGCATTCAGTAACCTCGACAGGGGGGTCGTCTCCTTGTGAACTGGATCCGATGTATCAAAAGATCCTGCAGTCGTTGAGGTTAGCTACGTTTGCTGACCAAGAACAATTTCCTAACGCGTATTTGGATAAGCTCGCACGAAACCTTCGAACCGATTTTCAGCACGAATTAGACGCCTGGAAAGCGTTGCTGAGCGCCGATAATCAGGCCGGCGACACACCTGATCCTTATCCTGATCCTAATATTAAATACACCTTCCATGCTGATATTGGGCTCCTACCTAACGACTAATATGAACAAACTAATAACCATAATCCTAACATACCTGGCCATTTCAGTGCAAGCTTCACACGCACTCACAGTCCTCTGGCCTACAGGCGGCGGAGGTACCCATGTTGTAACCCTAAACATAGATGGCAACGGGCCTATTATTACTAGTCCTGTTCCAGGCTCGATTTTAACCTCGTCGACGGTTAACTTTTACTGGAAACCGAAAACCGGTAGTACATTTCCAGCTTATTATGCCGCGGTCGGCGTCCCGTCTAACCTTACGAAATATTTTCAGCAGTTGTTTATTAAAGACCCGTTTACGGTAAGCGGCCTTCCTACTACTTGTGGGCAAACAATTGTCGTCACAGTCTGCGGTGGTGATCCGGAGTGTACCCAATACACGTATCATACAAAGGCTTGCCCGACGCCAACACCCACGCCAAAACCTACCCCAACTGCCACACCTACCCCAACTGCCACACCTACCCCAGCTCCGACAGCAACGCCAACTGCGACGCCCGCACCTACCCCAGCTCCGACAGCAACGCCAACTGCGACGCCCGCACCTACCCCCGCGACGAACTGCACGTTCACTCAAGGCTATTGGTCTACGCACGGCCCGGTCGACTGTAATCCTTCGGACGGCACTGATTTGTGGCCAGTGAAGTCTCTCACATTTGGCACAGTAACTTACAGTGAGTCGCAGTTGTGTGCGATTATGAATACTCCAGTTATGGGTAATGGATTGATTGATCTAGCTCACCAACTGATTGCTGCCGAGTTAAATATCGCGAACGGTGCAGACCCCTCCGTGATTAGCGCGACGATCAGTTTGGCAAACACGATGATCGGAAATCTTGTTATCGGTAGCGCTTCGTTACCCACGAGTCAGACATCGCCGCTGGTGGTCGCGCTTGATGCGTGGAACACCGGCACGGCTGGGCCTGGCCACTGCCCCACAATCGCCACCACCGAGCCGCTGATGTTCGACACCTGCCCTGTGGTCACACCTACACCAACACCGTGAATGAAACCCTGCAACAAGACAACCTGCCTCCCGAACCACCGGTCGCTTATTTCGTGAAACAATGAAAATGAAAATGAACCAGAAACCCGAAGACCAGAAAAAACTTACCCAACAACAAGCTGTAATTGAAGTCGCGGCTGTTTTGGGGAAGGCATCACTCCAACTTTACCGTAGTGGTTACAGCGCGCTTGCGATAGAATGTGAAAGCGCAATTCAAAAATTACGGGATTGCGAAATCCCGCAGAATTTATTTTTGGACCGGAGTTTACAGGAGCGATAATGCTATCCCTAAAAATTAGTCTTTTTTTAGAGAAGATTCACCCTTGGCTAAAGCGAAATGAGTGTGTTTGGCTGGCTGGCGTAGTTTTACAATGGCGGCTAAAACTTTGCGTATACAATCTTAATCTTATGCTGAAAGAATTACGTGAGCAACCCGCCCAAATAATCCGTTCGAACAACGGGTCCCAACATCAAAGAAGTCCTCTGATATGATAGTACCTCAGTCCCATAATGGTTAGCGGTTTCTCGCAATCCAAGAGAAAGATGAGAACAAAAGGTTACTTTTTTGAACCATTTAGCAACGTAATTTGCCGCCCGCGCATTATTATAAATCGGCGTATGTTCTGTTGCGATGTAAGTTACGATACGAAATTTCATGTTAGCTTTTATAAAATGGAATTTGTTCGCAATTTTAAGCGCCCGAATGGGGAAATATATACAGGCTGGCAGAAGAAATTATGATATTACCCGATAGCAAAATAATGGTAAGCGGTTTCGCGTATGGCGTTCTAGACGGCAAGCGAGCAGACGCGGAAACAAAAGCCGAGACTACTCTGCGAATTTTAACCTTCCAAGACAAAGAAAGTGCGATGCAGTTTCAGTTCGCTTTTTCTGTTGACGAATATGAAAAGTTTCAGGAAGTTATACAAGATAAGAAAATTGTACCTGCGTCAATAATGCCGCCGGTACCAGCGAAAGGACGATCAGTATGAATAAAATAATCAGTATGATAATGGCAGTAGCAATACTGCTCCCAGTCGGCGCGATGGCCGGCGGACGACACGAAGGCACTCATCATGGCTCACGCGGCGGGGAACGCCACGAAGGCGGCGAACGTCATGAAGGTTTTCGCGGTCATTTCCGTGGCGATCGCGGTCATTTCCGACATGGAGGCTTTATAGGCGAAATCATTATTCTCGATGATGGGTGCTGGACCTGGGATGGATTCCAGTGGGTTGCTTATGTAGACTGCGGCGATCTCGATTAATGTATAAAAAGAAAAAGTATTCGTTGCATCTGAAGAAAGCGCATGAAGTGAAAAGTGCGGCGGACGCTCATCTTGCTCTACAGAAACTCTGGGAGCATAATGCTTTGAGCACGCGGCATTCTCGTGTTACTATTCAACAGCAGGATGGACAAGTTCGGTTTAAGTCGCCACGCTCATAACGTGGAGAATTCGTGGGTTCAAATCCCACTCCTGCAACCAAATGAAATTTGACAAGGAAGGATGACGGCTTAGACTTAATTATGAAGACAATAAGATTAGTTGTTGCAACGGTTTTATGTTTGCTTAGCACAACCATGGTGGCATCTGCAGGCTTGATGAGCTGGATTTACAGCGCTTGCTGGAGTGCCGGATGGTGTGGTGTTAAATGGTAAATAGTTGTATGACACCAGAACAGTTTAAAGTCGTTTTAATGTTATTGGTTAACATTGAAATGCTGCTAGCTGGGTTACTCCTGGTAGGAATTTTGAAGGGTAGTCCACCTAAAACGCCCTTTAAATGAGGTTTATAACCGCTACCACCTACTCATCTTCTAATGGATATCTGGCTGAGCAGGGTCCACTACAGCATAATGTAGTAGGGCGCTGCGGAGTCTGTGGGAGAAATGTTATCTCGCCGCAGATATGGGGCGGCTCTGCGCCAGTTTCGGAATGGTGCCAGAATTGTGGACGGACAGCAAAACCTATAGGAATTCAGTTTCCTCCGCTTCGAGATATGTTTGACAAACCTGAAAAGCCCACTTAAACTACGACATGATAATCCTAAGTGCAGTCATAGTAGCAGTTATTGGGCTATTGATGTACGCGCTTTGTACTAACCCTAAACTCCAAGAAATCGGGCGAATCGCATTCTTTTGCGGATTGCTCGCAGCTTTACTTGGTGGCGGGGGAGCAGAGCTAGGCGCGCACATTCGATAACATGGATGAAGTACAAAGAGTAACCGCAGGACCAGGTGCCGATCAACAGCGGCTTTTTCAAGTTTGTTCTAGCGGTGGGATTGACACTACGACTAGCGGCGCGCAAGCTATTCGAACTACTAATACTGGCCAAACTTTCTATATTACCGATATTTCTATTACTGCTGATTATGCAGGTAATGCCACAAAATTAATCCAACTTGAGATTTCTGGCGGGGTTATCGTGTTTGAAGCTTATGTAAGTACGACGGCGCCAATAGATATGCCAGGGCTTGAAACACAGATTCAAGTTCCAAGTAATAGTGTTCTCGCGATTAAGTGGGGCGCGCAGGCCGGGCACATTGCTTTCTTTATCTCAGGTTACGAAGATTAAGGTTTTGTAGGTGTAGCGGCAGCTGCAGGAGTGTTAACCGAAGCGTTGAAATTTGGCGCTACGAGCGGTGGATACTGAATAGCCAGGCGATGTAACTCTCTTTCGAGTTTTGGTACATCTGCTTCCATTTTTGAAAAAGTTGCAAATAATGTATGAATTGATAGAAGCGCCCATGTGAGTAGGGTGCAAGCAAGACTTCCGAAAATTGTAGTAAGCACGCTGTTGACGTTTATCTCCAAATCCCAGATCCTAAACAATCCGTGTTGAACTGCGTGTCGATGTCTAGGCATTATAGCCTGCCTAACAAAAATAGAATTAGTATAATCACTAAAAGCAATCCTAGGATACCATGCGCGCCGTTACCAAATCCATATCCTCCTGTAGGAAAGGCCCCTACCAGTAATAGAATTATAAGAATGAGGAGAATGAGACCCATATAAATAAAGGTCCGTCTTTTCAGAGTTTTGTCAATAAGTTCCTTCCCGCGGTCCTGGTTTCCCAAAATCGCGGAAGGATCTTTATCGTGAGCTGTTAGCTCGTTGTCGCGCCTGTAGGCCCGGTAGGCCCCGCGGGTAGCAACGCTGTTACGCTTTGAGTCGCGGCTTTTAAGTTCGCGAGTGCCGTATCGACCGCCGGGGTTGTTCCGCCGGCAGAGGCCAATGCAGCTTCGAGAGCTGTGACCCCAACACCAATTGCAGTTACTTGATCAGCCACTGCTTGAATGTCGAGAGCTTCTTGGGATTGCGTTTCCATAATGGTATGCTCCTGGGTTACGAGGCGTTCAAGAAGGTTTTCGATGGCCTTCAAGCGCGACTCTATGTTTCGTTTCGTCATGTTCTAAGTTAATCGGGATCCGGCGTAAGCGCTAAGCTTTTATTTGTAAATAGTTTTTGTTAGACGTTTGACAATTCTTTCCTAACAAGACATTTTAGTTCATGGCCGATCAGATTTCTCAACTTCGAGCAAAAGTCTCGCGAACGCTTGAAGCTAAGGTGATGGCCCGCGGTCGTTTGGTCCGAGCGGATCAAGAGTGGGCCCAAGCGGTTCGGGCGCTACAACGAGCGGAGCAGGCTGAAGCGCTGGCTCATGCTGAACGGACTCGGGTTTTGGTTCGGTCTGTGCTTTAAAAAATTTTTCATGTTTGAGGCCAGTTGAAATATAGTATTCTTTATTTTCCGCTCGTTTTATCCAATTACAGTTTGAGCATAGACATTGAAAGTTGGCAGGGTTATCGCGTACGTATCTATAGTATGCGTGGCGGCTTGGAAAGGTGGCGCGGTGTTTTCTACCTCCTCCATTTATGTGATCAATTTGAAGTGCACGAGTATCTAAAAAGCCGCATCGGGCACATTTATTGCCGAGAATGTTTAGAATTAGCACGCGCAAATTTTTGCGATAACGAGCGTCGTTTAGTCGGTGTTTTTCTGGATGCGCTTGGTTATAACGTTTATCGCAAGCTTTTTTCTTTGCTGTTTTGTTATATTTTTTGGTTCGGCGGATTTTTGAAGCGCGCCCGTTAGGAGTGCGGCTCCATATTTGATACTGGTTTCGGGTTTGCATTTAAGATAAATTATAGTATAAAAGAAAGTTTTCAAGATATTTTGTCATCGTAGTGGCGTTTGTTTTTTCTGTGGCAATTGCTTGTCCGGTATGCACAAAATTTTTGTGACATCAAAAATTAATTTTTTCTTCGAGTTAAAAACCTTGTAACCTTCACGTACATAAGGGCTTACACCCCACTAGGGGAGGCCATTGCACCAGGGGAACCCTGTCATTCTGAATGAATGAAACAAAATTACATTGAAACAAAATTACATTGAAACAAAATCATAGTGTTACCGTGTTACCGTGTTACCGTGTTACCGTGTTACCGTGTTACCTTGCGGCACCGGGCGTAGCGTGGAAGGTTTTCGCAATTATGAGTCGCAGTGTTGCAATTTGTCCTGGATTCCATTGCACCGTTGTCTTGTTGCAGGGTTTCAGGGTTGCGACTCATAATTGAGATTGCTGAGGACTACCGTTTATCCAACATCGAGGATAAAAAATAGTTACCTAAGAGAAATAGTGTTGATGAAGTGTTGGCACGAGCTTTGCTAATGCCCTTGTTGCCTCGGATGAAATCCGGGCGACCAAAGCAGCGAAGCTACCTTAGGCAGTTTGATCGCAGTGCAGTAGCAGGTGCGATTGCCTATCGGAGTCTAAGTCGCAAGAGTAGCTGCCCACAGTCGCGCGAGTAGTAACTGAGGTCGCGGAGCAAAATCGTGGTGGCTTTGTCCAACACGCGGGCAAGCGGTGAAACGTTTGCGAGCGCAATCCTGCGCTTCTCTATTGTAGAGCAAGAGTCGAAGATACAATGCCGATTAACGGGCGCGCTTGCGTGCTTTACGGCTGAACATGACCTTGTAAAACTGCGATAAGAATCTACATGCGGCACGAAATGAGAGCGAGACCGCAAAAAGAACGTGCGAGGAAACTCAATATCTCGGCAAAGCTGGTAATGTCAGCAAACGCGAAAGCGGTCAAGTGACCGCTAAATCGTAGGGAAATTGGCGGCTAGTTGGACTGCAAACTATTAGAAAAGCCAGTCGAAACGAAACGTGGCGCACCTAAGGGCAATAAAAGGATTCGGCGCTAATTGCGCGGAGTCGAATAAGCTGTGAAGCTGCACAGTAACATCAAAACAAAGCGGCCACCCGGTAGGGATGGTGGATTTCTATTAGGCGTGACGCCTATTAACTAAGCATCTCGCGCGGCCGCGATGGTCTGCGCTGAACTAGAGAAATCTGTTAGCGGGCGCACAAGGCGCGCCCGTTTGCACTCTCAATCTTACACTTGCGCGCATGTGTGTGCGTTGCGAGGCAAAAACAAGTAAGGTTGAGAAAATCAAACTATGGATAACCAATTAACAGTATTCGTGGAGCAAACGAACGCCCAGATTGCTATTTCCAAAGCTATCGGACTGCCTATCGAGGTAATCCGAAGCAATGGTTCTAAAGCAAACTTCAAGACGTTCGCAGACTCGCGCGGAGTAGTTATCGACAAAACGGATTCGGATTTTGACAAAGATGCCGCAAGGGCACTTCGCGCAGAATTTAATTCGTTAGTCGCGGAATATCACGCGAAAATTAAACCAATCGCAGCGGGAATGCTCGCAGCGGACGGTTTCCGCGTGGCTTCATTGCAGCCTAAATACAACGCTAAATCGGGCGAGTATCAAGGCTGCAATATCGCAGTTCGACGTGAATTGAAGGGCGCGGCCCTTACACTTCGCGGCGAAAACGCGTTGCTCCGAAAGCAGCTTGCTGAACTGCAAGCCAAGCTATCAGCGTTACCAGCCTAACCAAAGCAGGCAATAGCCTACTTTGCGAAAAACTGCGCTCAATCTAGGTAGGTTGAGCGCAGACTTCGCAGATTTTATGAGACATCACACGAAAAATGTCTCTCCGCGAAAAGAAAAACGGCATTTGCTTAATCAAATCGCAATTTGTCGAGCGTTAGCGGCGAGGCATCAAATGACACGATCAGAACGCTCTTGGATGAACGAGCGCCAACGTATCGTTTTTCAGATTAAGATTTTGAAAGGGCAACTAGCCCGAAGTTAATAGTCAGCGCATAGCCTGCGCTCGTTATGAACGGCGCGTAATACATATCCCGCCTGTGGTATGTTCAAGCGCGATTAACAGGCACAATTTTCATCGCCGAAACGGTTGGGTTAAAGTCCCACTCTACAGGCTTGGAAGATATCGAACACGACGCGAGAAATCTGTATTCGTGTGCTCCGGCAGCCCGATGATTATTTACACTACAACTGCGCTCGATCTGAGCGAATAGCCCGATAAAAACGCGCAGTCGGGCACAATTTACGTTACATTTATGCAAAAAAATAAGAGCGTTTACGTGATTCTGCTCAATTCAGCAGTCGCGGTGCACGCAAAACTGCGTAAACAGAATCCAAACCGCAATCCACAGAAACCTTGCGTTTATGTAGGAATTACGGGGCTTTCTGTCGAAGAAAGATTTGAGAATCATAAACGCGGATATAAATCGTCGCGTTACGCTACGAAATATGCCGTCAGGCTGATGCCTGAATTATACGAGCATCTTAATCCATTGACTTACGACGAGGCGATGTGCGCAGAAATAACGTTAGCGGAAACCCTTCGTAATGAAGGATATACAGTGGCTGGTGGTCATTAATATGCAAATAGAAATCAGATCAATAAATGGACGTGTTATCAGAATCGAAGTAGCCAAAGATACTATTTCATCTGATGATTTGAAGAAACTGATGGATTGGAACAAACAAACTGAAAATCAAATATGACTGAAACAGAGAAACAAAACAGCGTGAAACAGTGGGAACGGTTCGGGAACGAACCGGATTCCAAACGTCAAAAACGACTTGACATAATCGAAGCGTATAAAAACCGCTTCAAAACCGCAAACAGTCAACGCGGGAACTCCAAAAAGGCTAAATAAATGACAACTTACAACGCTACCTGCCAGTTACGTTACAAAACCTTACGCTGGTCAACTCACACTGTTTACCGCCTTCGTGCGAATACACCAAGCGAAGCATTAAAAATTGCCGATTTGAACGTTCGGCGAGATTTCGATAACCCAGATTTCCAGTTCAAAAATCTAACCGTAAAACCCGTAACATGTAACAAATAACCCTGATGCAGTGTTGCCAAACAGATTATTCAATGCAGCAGTGTGACGGCTCTGCTGCCTTGAGTAATTTATGAAAATAACATTAGAAGAATGTATCATGGTGGGCAATGCCGGGTGGGGAATACTCTTCCATTCATGGTTTTGCATGGTTGTTGCAGGAGTGATGGCGTTGCAGTTATCATACTACTCATTCAGGAAAAGGTTATGACTTTATGAGCAAAACTTCCATCTGGCTTATAGACATCGGCATAGCTATATTTATCTGGCTTTTCGGATTCGCTATCGGCCATTACTTAATATGAAATTATGAAATTATGAAATTATGAAATTATGAAATTATGAAATTATGAAATTATGAAATTATGAAAAAACTAATACTGATAGCATTGCTAACCGCGCTTTCGGGCGTGATTGGATATCAAATCGGCATCGCAACCGCACCTACATATGACACAGTGCAGCTTGTGTTGCCGCCAACCCTACAACCACCATCACTCGAAAAATTATGATTAAAACAGTTAAACACGCGGAATCGTATTTTCCACGTTTCATGTCGAAATGTTGTAGTGCGGAAACGCATACCGGGATTTGCATGGAGTGTGGAAATGCGGCAGTAATGCCGTTTTATTTTGTAGCTACTAAACCGATCCCTGATGCAATCGCGATTTGTCGCGAAAAACAATTACGCGCGCAACTGCCGGTCGGCGCGTCAATCGTTGGGTTAATCTCTTTATGAACACCAAAATCGAAATCAAACTGAAAAACGGTAACACAGTTTATCTTGAAACAAACCGCGCGCCGATACCATCCCTTTGGCTCGGCGAACTAATGCTACAACTTACGAAACATGAAAAAGCAAAACAAAACTAAAATAGTAATGGCTGTAGCATGGCAACATGGCTGCAGGGTTACGCGGATAACAGATAAAAACCGGCAAACTATCAAGTTTCCGTCTTCAAAACAAGCTGCTGGTTACATCGGCCGGCTTAAAAACGTGATAATTAAACTCGGATGAAACAAAACGATTGCGAATTGGTTGACGGTAAAACCGGTGAAACCGTGTTTCGAGGAAACTTTCCAGACTGCTGGAATCATCCTCAACGTAATGTTGATAGTAAAACTGGTGATTTAGGAGTTTTTTTGTTATCCCGTGAAGCTGCCAAGAAATATCGCGCAGCGTTGCAGGAAAAAGCGAAATTCCAAAAACAGCTAAAACAACATATAGAAAAAGAAATAGCGCGGGTCACGGCGAAGCCGCGCAAACGTAAGCAAAATGAAACCTATTAAAATCAGATTCGAGGACAAACCAGATTTAAGTTATGATCTTAGCGGCCAACCTGTTGAGATTGAACGAGTTATCGAAGCTGCGCTTGACGGTGAGAATTTGATGAATGTCATTTTCTCGGTTAAAAACGACGGATTAACGTTGACAAAAACCACCAATTTATGCTAGAAGATTAATATGAACAAAGAAGAAGAAGTGCAAAAACTACTGGCCGAAGGGATGTCGATTCAAGACATTGTGGATTATTACGAAAATACCCACGATTATGAAGGAATCGCCGCCGTTTCGGATTTGAACAACGACAACCACTCCGCAAGGATGGATTAATGACAATCGAATTTCGACGTAAACGAGGTAAACGCTTCCAAAAAGGAGTGCTTTATCTCCATATAGGTAAAATCTCAACCGGCGAATTGAAAACCTTATGCGACTCCGTGTTTAGTAAGAAAAGCCAAGCTCCTGAACACTGTATGCCTTACCAAAAAGGTGAAGCATCTGATTATTAACAGTTGAAGTATGAAAACTAATAGGAACATGCTCCCTATAAATCTCTCGGACTTACCGAGGCCATAAGATATTTTTGCACAGGGACTCGCGCTTGAACATACCACAGGCGCCGGAGAACGAAACTCCATCCTATTTTAGAAGCCCGAAACCAACAACTGAAACAACGAGGACTTCGACCATGAAGTCTTATCATGCATTACAACTCGGGCTGTTGTTTGCTATCTTCTCCAACCAACTGCCATACGCATTTGCGAAAGTAATCGGTGGTCTGTTAAGCCTAACTTATTGTGTGACCGCATGCATTTTAACATTCAAAGAAGAATGAAAAGTAAATACTACGACAATTATCCCGAAGTCAAACGTCACATTTTGAATAAACCTGGACATACCGGAACTACAGGACACGATGGTTTCCGACTGCGGAAGAATGGCGAGGGAAGATGGGTGTTTGTTGAAGGGATTAACCGACCAATTCCTATCGTTAATCGCCGCGATTCGGCTTGCATGAATAAATGTTTTAAGAAACGAGGATTATGAGACATAAAAAGACAAATTATGAGACACCAAACACCAAGTAAACGTGCCTGGCGGAGAATGACGAAAAGCATGTCGGTAGCAGGATTGGCGGTAATGCTGATCCAGTTATGGCATACAGCGTATCCATCCAAACCGTAGACTAATCCAAGCACGGATGAATATTATGAACACAAAACCTGAAAAATACGCACTATTCTTTTGGTATTGCCCGGAAATACCTCAAGCATCGTTGTTGGAGCAGATTATAGCTCGTCAAGGAAAAGATGCGGATATGGACAAGCCAATGGCTCGACCCGAATCGCCACCGAAAAAGCTAGTCTTTATCAAAATGGTAGATTCGGCTGTTGAGTTAAGCTCTCTTATTTCGCGATCACCTACGTTAGATTACGTAATCATGCAAGGCAGCTTGCATGCAGTGAAGGCGTCTACGTCGGTGTTCGTTGATGGTAAAAACCTGATGGAAGATCAAATAAACGGATAATATGGAAGACCCAATAAAACACCGCGATAAATTTATGAAGCACATTCTTCTAACAGGAGCCGCGCTTATGGTAGCCGGCTGCGCGGATATCCCAACTCATTCCACAAAAGCGCGCGTTACGTTTTACTCACGAGGCGAAGATAAATACGGTTCGCGTATCGCCACTGGCGGACGTGCACGAGAAGGTCGCACAGTTGCAGCCTCGACTTTAGTTCCGTTTGGAACAGGAATCCAAATACCCGGCTTGGCCGGAATCGTTGGTAACGGAAGATTTGTCTGCGAAGATCGTGGTTCAGCAGTGAATCGGGAACGAGCAAGCAGAGGACAGGCGCCGGTGATTGATGTATATTGCGCGTCGCCTGCTAAACGACGACGGCTAGCTCGATCACTTCCTGAATATATGGAGATTAAATATGATAACTAAGCCAATGTTAGCGGGCAAATGCACAGATATTACTAAGCTGACGTTTCCTGTTTTAGCCACGCCTAAACTCGACGGCATCCGTTGTCTGATGATTAATGGGAAGGCCGTGAGCCGCAAATTCAAACCAATTCCGAATAAGTTTATCCGAAGCACGCTTGAAATGACTTGCAGCTCAATGCAGCTCGACGGCGAGATAATGATCGAAGGCCGGTCGTTCAACGATCTGTCTGGCGATGTTCGCCGTGAAGATGGACGACCAGATTTTTATTATGCTGTATTCGATTATGTTAAATACGCCAATTCAGACCCCTATCCGAAGCGGGCGCAACATTTACGAGAAGTAATTCTCCCTGCATGTTGTCGTAAGATTCTGCCAGTGCCGATTGACACTATAGAACAGTTGCAAGCGTATGAGCAAGAGCAAGTGGCTCTAGGCTACGAGGGAGTTATGGTTCGGTCGTTGCTTTCTCCTTATAAAGGCGGGCGCAGCACGGAGAACGAAGGCTATCTGCTAAAAATAAAACGTTTCGAGGATGCCGAGGCCGTAGTCGTCGGATATCGCGAAATGATGCACAATGACAATGTCACTACAAAAGACGCTTTTGGGCGCAGCGAACGAAGCAGTCACAAAGAAAATCTACGTGGAGCCGGCGTGTTGGGAAACCTCGAGTGTAAAGCCAAGCCCTGGACGACAACATTCGAAATTGGCACCGGATTCGACGCTAAAACACGGTCTGACCTGTGGGCCAACCGAGATAAGCTTATAGGAAAATTGGTCAAGTTTCGACACCAACCAAGCGGAGCCGGCGCCCGGCCTCGGTTCCCTACGTTTATTGGCTTCCGTGACGAATGGGATTTATGACACACAAAAACATAACGTTTGACCAAAATATTTGCCAGGGCAGACCGGTTATAACCGGCACTGGCATCCGAACAGAAATAATTTTTAGTCGCTTCAAAGCCGGCGAAACTGTCCCTGAACTGGCAGCGGATTACTTGCTACGCCCTTCACAAATAGAAGATGCTATTCGATATGAAATCACGAAAACTAACTAATCAATGAACCTGGCTCCGCATGTATCTCGCATGGTTTAACGCGAATACATGGTTTGCGGCAGCCACGACGAGACAACGCCAATGAGGCCTCCTAGGTGGGAACCAGCCTCATCATGCAGTGACTGTATTTTTGTAGGCCAGCATGAGAATCTGGATATTTGGGTCTGTCGTAATGCCGAATCTGGGGAATTTGCAATCAACAAACATGGAAAAGCAAAACATGTTTGTTGGTGGGTATAATGAATACGATATATGGATATGTGGTAATAGCTACCTTGGTTCTGACAAAACGTATGCTGCCACACCGCACTCTTTATCCTTACTGGCAGATTTGCCAATAATTATTCAAATGGAAATAAGAAAGCTTACGGCTCCGTATTTTACGAATGGAAACCTAAACAACCTTTATCTAGCTACTGTGAAGATTCGGAACGGGGTAGATCAATGACCTCCCCTTCTGCCATTTCGTTTATGTTCACTAACGTCTGTTGGACAACCTCGGTGTTGTCTAATCCTGCTGCTCGGCGGGCAGCTTTATCAGCAATGTCGAAGTCGTGCCACGTCTTAGGCGGCGCTATCCGCGAAGCAGACACGGCTTTCGACGCTTTGTCAAACGCAGCGCCACGATGAAGCTCGGCTTTCTCTGTCCAATTTTCCGCAACTTTATCCAGTGCAGAAGGTGTGGGCCGGGTAGTCAACTGTTTAGCCCTCCGGGCAATAGCGGCCGGCGTAGGCCACTTCAATCGGGTAGCCCGAATACGGATCGTGTTTGATTTGATTCCAAACTCTTTTGCAGCATCGGCGAAACTCATGCCGGCCACGCAAGCTAACTCGATTTCACGCCATAGCTCGACTGGATGAGCTACGCAACCACCACCATTTTTCATATGCAACGATACCGCAAATCTAAGCCCGGCGCAACAACAGAGTTTTCTAGGTTGGTTAAAACGTTTTGGGAGCAGCGTCTCCAGATTCCTGACGAGGCCACCAGTGAAGAATGGACTAAAAAGGATGTGCCTCAACCAGTATTACAGGCGACGGGTCTGGAGTACCCATATCAGGTAATAATACGCCTTTCTGGTGTAGAAACAAAACTGTTAACCGACTATCGCAAAGAATTTTTGGCATGGCTAGCACTGATGCAATGAACTTATGACTAATGGACAAATCTTCAAGCGTCTTTACACCGAGGGCCACTGGTGGGACTTACGACATAGCATTTCAGTAAGTTATGCAGAAGAATACTTTCAATCTCTAACATACGCTTCGAAAGACTCATGCATCGCAGCACGTCTGCTTCTGAAGCGCGGTCTTGTGGAGTCCTATCTCGTTTGGAGTAGGTTCCGGCAACAATGTGTGTAAGCAACCGCGTGCACCACGCTCGGCTATGATTTGTTTGGCTGACAATATTTATTTAGGAGACGGATGCCCACTGGGGCCGGGACCAGGACGACCCGCACGGGTTGATTGTTTGTGGCTTGCAACGAAAACGGGAGCCCCACTCTTCTACTTCCACTCGTTACCGGGGATATATTGAGTACGGTCATCCTGTGTCCATCGATCCTCGGCAAATATTCGTACAAACTAACCAAGTTGGGCTTTTATGAACCTCTCACAATGAAACAGGACTTTACGAATCTTTTGGTTTAAGACTACGAAAGGATTATTCCTGGCTTCCAAATGGAACCATAAGTTATGGCCTTGTGAGCGTCATTTCGTAATAACCTACCAAAAAGAATTTGAAGCATGGTTAAACAATAAACAATAAACAGAAAACAAAACATGATAGAAACCATAACACTGAAACCGTCCCAGTTAATGGACGCGTTAGCACACTGCGATAAGGCTAAGTTGCGACCCTTCATTGTGTCGCCGCCTGGCTTAGGCAAGTCCCAGATCGTGGCCCAATACGCCGCGAAGCGCCCGTTCGTGGATACGAGATTGTCTTACGCGAGTCCAATCGACTTGCGGGGCGTCCCGTATCGCGATGGCGAGAAATGCCAGTTCGCATCACCGGCGGAATATCCGTCGAATGAAGGCACAGTTTGGTTGTTAGACGAGTATTCCTGTGCCTCGAAACAAGTCCGGAACGCCGCATTGCAGTTGTTGCTGGAAAACAAAATTGGACAATACACTTGTCCTAAAGACACGTTTATCGTGCTAGCGGGCAACGGTATGTCCGATCGCGCCAACGTAGAGCGAGCGGGTTCTGCGGAAGTCAATCGCATTGTGTTCGTAAGCCTTCGACCCGATCTTACTGATTGGGTAGAGTGGGCGCTGCCGGCGGGGATTGATCCTCGTATTGTAGCGTTTCTTAACTTCCGACCAGGGTGTTTGCACGACTTCGATCCATCAACTTTTGACGGCTCGAAAGGGTTTGCCTCGCCAAGATCGTGGGAGTTCACCAACCGCCTTCTGAAAGGCGGATCCACGGGGGCCATAAGACTGGCGCTGATGACAGGGTTGGTAGGGCAAGGTGCCGCGTTGGAGTTTGAAGCTTTCTTGAAAGTATTCGACAAGCTTCCAGACTTCGATTATGTGCTGGCCAATCCTACGAAAGCAATCGTGCCGAAGAACGACCCTGCGGTAATGTATGCCATTACTGCCGGTCTTGCTTTGCACGTCACGGAAAAGACAATCAAAAATGCGCTGGTGTATCTCGCTAGAATCCCGAAAGAATTCGAGGTTTTCGCAGTTAGAATGGCGCTGAAATCCAAGAGCAAGTTAGCGTATGCTCAAGAAATTATCACATGGGTAAGCAAAAACAAAGACGTTCTAGCAGGGTAAGGAACACGGAGTTTATCAAACTTATCCAGGCAATCCGAAAGAAACCCAAGATACAGTTGTATCGCAAGCTACACTATCGAGATGCTGTTATTAATACATATGATAACCAATGGAAGGATCAGATAGTTTGGTACGGGCCAATGACTATACTGGTAACCGAAGTGTTTTATAAATTAATGACCAAGCATAAGAAAGAATTCGAAGCATGGATGAGAATCCAGACTCAAAACCGGCAGGGATAAAGGGTATGATATTGCTTAAACCAAGCGTATACCTATGCATGAACCGTGAGGGTTCAGGATACATAGGTGACATTACAGGTAACGCTATTTTTGACCCAGAAGTTTTTGAGGAAGGATTTAAGATAGCCCGTAAACGCGGATATATCCCATCTAACCTAGATTATAGGCTAACCAAACTCGGAAAAGCAATGATGAATTTAACACAATGAAACAAAACAAACTACCAAGACCCGAAGTGGCTATCGACCATGATTCGAAAAGAGCTTTATTGTGCAGCAAAAAAGCAACAGAAACAGCTCGATACGACATCAGAAGGGCGTTAAGGTTAAACGAATGAACGAACAAGCAAAACGAGTTGAAAAGCAAATGGTGCAATTAGTTCTGACTCAGAGCTTTTTTGCGACACTGCTTTTGCGCATGAAAATCGAGGAGAATAATGCTCCGTGGAATCCAACAGCCTGCACCGATGGGGTGCGTATCTATTGGAACTCAGGCTTCATTAAAGGCCTCACGGATGGAGAAATACGAGCGTTGTTGGTGCATGAAGTCATGCATCCTGCACTGGGTCATTTATGGCGTATCGGAAGTCGAGACTTGCAGAAAAGTAATATCGCGGCGGATCATGCGGTGAACTTATTCATCCAGTCGATTAACGAAGAAGCCCAAAAACAAGGGCATCAACCGCCGTTGCCGTTGCCAAAGAACGGCTGCTGCGATAAGAAATACGTTGGAATGGGGATGGAAGAAATCTACTCCCTGCTCCCTGAGTCCAAAAACAAAAAATATTCCGGGTTCGGAGAGTTCACCAAACCGGCTGCAGGGAAAGACCAAAGTAACACAGAAGCGGATTGGAAAATAGCGGTAGTCCAAGCGGCGAACGCCGCTAAACTCTGCGGTAACCAAAGCGCCGCTCTTGATAGGCTTGTCAACGATACTACCAAGCCTCAAGTTCCATGGCAGCGTCTGCTGGAGAACTTTGTATCATTGTCATCAGATGACGATTATGATTGGCTGAAGTTTGATCGCAGATACGTCGACGAAGGCTGGTACTTCCCGACCGTGTATTCTGAACGGGTAGGTGAACTGGCTGTTATAATCGACACCAGTGGCAGTATCGGAGAGGATACCTTGTCGCAATTCCGGTCGGAAGTGCAAGAACTGATGCACACAATGAAGCCTTCAAAACTCGTAGTGTTCTACGCAGATACCGAAATTTGCGCCACGCAAGAGTTTGAGAGCGGGGATAAAATTGAGTTCAAAGCTAAAGGCGGTGGTGGAACGGACTTCGCTAAACCCCTTAAAGAAGTGAAGAAACGCGGGATCGTGCCTCAATGCTTAATCTACCTAACTGATTTGTATGGAACGTTCCCAAAAGAAGCGCCTCCGTTTCCGTTGATCTGGGTTGTAACGCCGGGTGGTGACAAACGTGAAGTTCCATTTGGAGAGATTGCTAGGATGGTATGATTAAGTTAACTAGCACCGTGTATTTAGACAGCTACGCGCCTGCCAACCTTAGAGAAGTGGGGCGGGATATAGGACAGTTTGTTGATAAGGATCATGAACATATTATCGAACCTAAATTTTGGAAGAAAGCTGTAAATGTGGCGGTTAAACGTGGGTTAATTAAAAAACCCCCCTTTAATCTAGATCTTTGTCTTTGCCCCATCTGTGCCCAGATTCAATTAACAAAATATGGAAAAGCCCTTCTTAAGCTACTCCAATGATACAATTAACCAAAGACATGCGATACGCTCGCTCTTGGGCTGCCAAAAATAGTTGTTATCTCGGTTCGCATCGGCATGGTTAAAACTTCAACAATGAACCCAAAAACAGTTTTGCAAACTATTCTAAAATATAAAAGGAGCCCATATGCTCCACCATATTTTCATTATACGGGTATACGGCTAACTCCCTTCAGATATAACATGCTTCTTGTTATTTACCCAGGATGGCATCCCGGGTATAAATCAATTAAAAACTCCTCTATTTATATTCCAGAGGAGCTGGCTGCTGCTCTAGAATGGCTTGATACTCCGAAACGTCGAAAGCTGCCTATGGCGTGGATCAATTTAGTACAATGAAAATCCCGAACGTAGGCCACTTCTTTTTGCTAACAATAAAATGAAACCGGTAACACGAAAGTTAAGCGATAATCTATGGTTCCTTTACTGGCCTAAATTAAATCCTGAGTGGGAAATTTGGAATACCCCAGACGGCACGGTAAATTAACAAAATTCGGAAAAGCCTTGATGAATTTACAACAATGAAAGACGACAAACATACAATAACAAACATTAAAACGTCTGACGACTTTGCCCCTGTAAATATGGGCATCTCAGACGACCCTGAAGATCAGAAAATGATTGCCAACATTCTGGTTAACAGTTTATACACAGACAAACCTCGCGCGGTTCTCCGTGAATATGGCTGTAACGCGGCCGATGCGAACACCGAAGCAGGTAAACCCAACACCCCGATAAAAGTCCACGTGCCTACGGCGGGTGAACCTTATTTATCCATACGCGACGAGGGCGGCGGAATGACCGAAGAACAGATCTTAAAAGTCTTCTGCCGCCTCGGCCGCTCTACCAAAAGAAATTCTAACGCCTACACCGGCATGCTTGGCATCGGCTCCAAAGCGGGATTTGCTTATGGGGACAGTTTTCTAGTAACATCGTTTCACGCTGGCACGAGAATAGTGTATAACTGCTTTCGAGATAAACACGGGTTATTTCAAATGGCGAAAATGGAGTCGGGGGCTACAGCGGAGACAGACGGAGTGGAAGTCAAAATCGCGGTTAAACAAAACGACATTCCGGCGTTTGCTTCTGCCGCAACCGAAGTGTTTCGGTATTTCAAACCTTTGCCAATCGGAATTAAAGTAACCTTACCGAGAGTGATATGTCAGGGCAAAGGTTGGCGATTTGTCAATTTCTGTAACGAGCAGACCGTAGCGATTATGGGTAACGTCGGATACAATATCGACTCCGATGTTATGCTTGCCGACGAGAACTCCCGCCATACCCCCCATGAGGCCCTGTTGGCCAATTACAAACGTATTTGTTCGTTAGAACTGGAGTTTGATATTGGGGAATTAGAAATCGCGGCTAACCGTGAAGGACTACAATATCGGGAGAATACAAAAGCTGTGATTCGAAAGCGGTTAAATAAAATTATGGCGAGTGCAGAGGAGCAGATAAAAAAGCAAGTTGAGTCTGCGCCATCATTATGGGACGCGGGCGTTATCTTTGCTAATATGTCTTATAGTCTATCATGTCGGCTAAACGCTTTGACTTGGCAAGGTAAAGCCGTGAATACTAGCTTGAGGTTATCCGAGGGAGTGAAAGATGACACTGTGATATACGGATTCACTAGGAACCGCTACTCTAAACATATGAGCGCTGCCTTTCCTCGCGACAATCTTTTTCTTGACCCACCAACTTTCGTGATATGTGACGGAAGTAAGTATCCGCGAATTAGGATAGCGCAGTTTCTGGAAGCTAAAAGCGCGGCTAACCCTCAGGTTAGACATTGTGTAGTTTACTTCAAGTTCAAAACTCCTGCGATTCAAAAAGCCTATTGGGAGAAGAATGGGCTAACCGGCGCACCAGTAGTAATGGTAGGCTCGCTACCTTACACAGCGCCGGTGGGCGGGGTGCCACGAGCCAAAAACACTAAACACTCTCAGCAGTGCTTCACGTTTAAAGCACACGCGTCACTATCACACTACATTCCGAATTCTGAATGGTGGATTTCGGCTACTCTTGACCCAACCGCAACGGGCGTGTATGTCCCACTTGACCGATTTCGAGTTGATTGTGCGTATGCATTTACCTATTCGCAGTTTGCAGCTCAGATTAAAGAGCTAAAAACCGCCGGGATACTTACTGGCCCACTTTATGGAATAAAACCGCAAACAGTACTAAAATTAGGCAAAGGATGGGTGAGGCTTAAAGATTGGGTAACTACTAACATCCCGCAAGGGACAAAACAACAGTTAGTTGATTATAGAGCGGCTACTTATCTCCAGAAGGGCGATTTGATTTTTGGGAAGCTTTACGATGGGTTCTACCCAAACTCGGCGGCAGCAGATTTAATGGACGCTTTACGCAAAATGCTAACACCAACTCCAGCATTACGGCCGTTAATCATGAGCCTGGTAGACAGGCACGCGCAGGATAGTGCCGAGCATATCTTACAGGCGTCTGGGTTACCTGTGCCATCGTATAATTTGAAATCTCTAACCGAGGCCGTAGTGAAACGGTATCCTATGTTTGCTGCTTTCCAGCCATTTCAAATAAGAAATTTGCCGATGAAAACCGTAGCGGAGTATGTTAAACTAGTCGAGGAGTCCAAAAAATGAAGTGGTTTGTGTCAAAAGACAGTGTCACGATTTCAGGAATGAACCGAACCTGTGTTGTCCTGAACGATCATCCTCAGTTCAAAGAAATTGTAAAGGCCTTAGAGGATAAGACTTACAGCGAGGAAGCGTTGTTCGCACTGCTTGATCCCGTGGTTATTGAAGCTAGAAAGCGCTTACTCCAACCTGATTCCGGCTCACTGCTCCAATGGCAACACTGACCTTTCAAGAAGCTTTAGAGCCGTTTCGCCGCGAGACGGAACAGATTCTTGCGCTAAAACACCAGACAAAATCAGAATACTTAACCGCGATTTATAGAGTTGTAACATCACATAGCTTCGATTATGCCTATCATTCGGTTATATGGAAGTCCGAATGCTATTTAATGACACACTACAAAACCGAATTTTTTAGCGTGGCTAAAAATGCAACTGTAAACCTAACTTTATGATATACATATACAAACTAATGGCAAGAGCCTTCATTAAGATCGGCACCATGATCTTCCCTATCATGTTGAGCTACGCTCCATCAGAGAACACAGGAATACGTGTCCTTATTTTTGGAGCGAGTCAACCTGAAGTGAACTCAGCGTGCCGCTCATATATAGAATGGCTCGACGCCGAATACGAAAAACGACAAAATGAAAAAACTAAGTGAGTTAAAATTCAACCAACAATTCCGGCTACCAGACTGGCCGGAAACAGGACTGTTTACCTACCTAGGCCCAGACGGGGGATACGGTAAAATTAAAGCGAACGATGCTAAAATCAATCATAAATTATGCAAGATGTATGATTCCACCAACGATTTCTTTCATCTTGCTACATGGATAACAGTCACCCCGATCTGCCCTGAATGTGGGCACGTCCAAGATCATGAAGCCTGTAACGTAAGAATCGAATGAAATATAAATACCTAAGCGTCGGTATAGATGCTAAAACAGTCAAAGGTCAGAAGAAAGGATACCTTACCGGAATCCTGTATCTCGCTCCGCATACCATCGCGAGTACGAAATCACTATGTCCATTCTCTACACCCGCGTGTAGATCTGTATGCCTCTATTCGGCAGGGCGCGGCGCGGTTACTAACGTCCAGCAAGCTAGGATTAGGAAAACTAAAGAGTTTCAAGCTGACTCAGGGCTTTTCATGCAAGCTTTAGCTGAGGATATTCTAACTCTTAAGAAAGCTGCTATCCAACAAGGCATGACTCCCGTGGTGCGGTTGAATGGAACCAGTGATATTGAGTGGGAAAATTTTGGCGTTATACAGCAGTTTCCTGACTTACAATTTTATGATTATTTGAAGCATCCGCCAATATTACGCAAAAATCTACCAACGAATTATCATCTTACGTTTTCGCACTCGGAACATTTGAAGTCATGGGAATGGGGCGATGGATGGTTTGAACGAGGAGTAAACACAGCCGTTGTATTTCGCGGTGGAATGCCCGCCCTGTTCCGAGGGCGGCCGGTAGTAGATGGTGACGAGTCTGATTTACGGTTCCTTGATCCGGAAGGTGTGTTTGTTGGGTTAAAAACCAAAGGTCAAGCCCGACCCCTTGGCAAAGCTAACGGATTTGTGGTAGACTATGACTAAAACTGACTCAAAAAAAATAATTAAACTCGCTCAGCTTGTGACTGGCGGCGCATGGCATTCTGATTGGCGAAGTTCGAAAATGCTACATATACATAGGTTCTTTAAGATTGCGGGAGACCGTGGCGGATACAATCGCGAGCGAGAACACATTCGCTTTATGCTCTTAACAAAAGAGCGCCGACAATTCTTTGACGCTTACATCAAACTAATACAATGACATTCAAACACGGTAAACATGAACTTTAACAAACGTCCAACAAAACCACTTCAATACCCGAGTTCGCAATGGGGTGATATAAAGTTACAGTTGTGGTGTGATGGTGTAGAAACTCTCGCTCGTTGGCCTAGGCGAGCTGAGTTTTATAAGTGGGTAGCTAACACAGGACATGCAAAACTTAGTGACGGGTTTTGGCAGTTTTCAGAAGAATATATTGAAGCACTGCTGGCCGATCCGTCCGAGATAAAAGCTTATATGAACATCATTTTATGAGATCGTTAAACTTATTCTGCAAAGACTGTGGAGAGCCGATTATGAAATGCCGCTGTCCTTTACGGCCGCCTTGGAGCTTTTTTCCACGCGGTTACCCATCCACGTCACCTTTATACAAAGTAACCCAGTTCAAGAAACATACTAGAAAGAATTCGTTTTGGAAGAACAAGAAAGACAGATGAAGCGTACCCCTAGCCACAATCACCGCAAAACAGTGCAATCTTACCCTGAAATTCCGACGATCGACTACGGCCAGTTAGAGCTAACAGTCCGGTTAGTGGACAAAGCTTGTGATGTTTGGCTTATGAAGCGAGCCCGGATAGACATAGCGTTAGCTAAACTAAAATCCAACGATTAGTGACGCTCCGCTCGAACCATATTGTTGAAATGATTCGCAACTTCCTGCGGAATCCGGTAATGTTCGCCCTCCATATAGATATCGGAATCTTCGGGGATGCCCCCCGCTTTCTTTTCCATAGATTTGTAGCGAGCCACCCACCCGCCCGGCACCAGCACGCCAGATGTATCGGCGGAAATTACATCAGTGCGACTGAGTGAGGGACTATGCTTATGGCGATGGTGCTGCCGGGATGCAGAGGCGCAACCAACCAATAAGATACAGAGAAGGAGCTTCCAGTTCATTTATGTTGGCGCCCCATGAGATACAAAATGTTTTTGTTAGCTTCAATCTGTGCATTAGTCATCTCTGTGATCGTGTTGTTAATCTCAGTCTTAGCAGTGTTGAGTTGATAACCCAAAAACAGTGTTAGAATCAGGTTACTAACGACCACGAAAATCAATATCTTCATTACGGTGTGGGAGTAGGAGACGAGTGAGCGCGCGAGTCTTGTAGTTGTTTAACTTGCGCTGATAAAGCAGAAGTTTGTTGCCCGCGTTCGATCGAAGCATGAGTTGCGGTGTAAATCTGAACGCCCAAACTTGCAGCCCACATCAAAGACGCTACGGCCCCGACGATCGCTAGACTGCCTGACTTAATTTTACCCATTTGTTGTCTTCCGCCCGTGATCAAATTTGTTGCGTTTTCTTGAGTTCGCTTGTATTCGTCAAATTCACGCTTAAGCGCGGTTGCTTTCTGGTCTACGGCGTCGGCCGCCGATTTTGCTTTAGCCTCTACCGCTTTATCGTTAGTTTCTTTGTATTGCCGGAATTCTGTTTGAAAGTACTCAAATTTTTCTTTGGTAACATACTCAGCATTACGCTCTTGGGCTAGCCCATGAGCGTGATTCAAATCTTCAAGCCGTCGCTCGTACTCTTTGGCTTGAAGTTTAAGGGCATCATCTCTACCATCCAATTTTTCGAAAATAAGATCTTTCAGACCTACAATTTTGGTCTCAACAAATTCCTTTAACGGGACATGGACGCAAGAATTATCGGGCATGCTGGAATATCCGGGGCAAACCCCTCTATGTCAAAGAAAACTGTTGTCAAAATCAGCGGAAACTGTTAATATGAAAACCATGAAAGAGAACCAATGCCTTACATAAACACTGAAGCGAAAGAAACCGTAGCCCTATCCGGAGCCCAGACCCCGGGCCAGTTGAACTACGAAATAACAAACGTAATCATGCGCTATTGGTGGAGAACATTCAAGCAAGACTATACCACTATTAATGATATAATTGGCGCACTTGAAGGAGCAAAATTAGAGTTCACACGAAGAATTGTTGTGGATTTTGAAAAAGGAAAATGCGCAAGCAACGGCGATGTTTACCAAAAACCAAGCTATAAACAAAAACATGAAAGTACTTAAACTACAGGAGTATAGAGAAGACGGAGGGTTTTATCCCATCCTCGTCTGTTTTGGTGAAGGGGTTCAAGTTCGAGAGGCAGCCCTTCTACCCAACGGACCGCATATCATCGGCGAGACAAAAGCCCTTAGAAAAGGATCGTTGATATCAGGTCTGCCTGGGGGGCAGCTGATTACGGTCACGGAAACCGTGGAAGAAATTGCTAAACTTCTATGTAGTTAGGGTTTAATTCCTATCCACATCAGGTAAGGCTAACCGAATAAATCGCCGATACTCTAGTCGGATTACCTTTCTTAATTCAGATTTTGTAATTTGATCCATTTTTATTACGCCAGCACCACCCTGCTACAGAAAAATCATGAGGAACAGTTTCAAGGGTTGCGATTGGGATGTGAACAGTGGCGCGGTTGTCACAATTACATATTGCGCAGGCCTGAAGCTCGGAGTCGTGGGATGTTGAAGCATGCAAAACTTCACTACGTAGGATGTTTACGGCTGTCTGACATGCGGCGCAACCCCCGGCCAATCCTCTATTAAAAGGGCACTGAGCACAAATTGCGGCACGGCGTTCTGCTTCAGCTTGTGGCACTTGCGCCATCCGGCTGCCGAGCCACGCGGCAGCCGTCTTAAGGAAAGACATTACATCCGTCCAAGGAATGGTAGCTGGGAGACGAGCGCCCCCTTCACAAAACTCAGCTTGAGAAGCCGGCGATAAAGAGCGACAAATTTGATCCTCGATTTCGGCTTCAGTTAAAGGCGGATAATTGTTATTCCGGCGATGAGCTGCGACTTTGGCCACTAGATCAATAAATATGTTTGCATCGGACACAAATCCTGATGTTGGGTCTTTAAAGGTCCAGCCGCCCGGAACTGTTACAAGTAAACTTTTTAAGTGGAGCATAAATTTATGAAATATATAATTGGAATCATCGTATTTGTCTACTTCGGTAGCGCAGCGATTATGGTCGTAGTAGGGATTGGATTTGGAATATTCACATTCATACGCGAAGTTTTAAGGCGTAGAAACAAAGGAGTCCCATTCAGACCCCAACCATGGCCAGTTAACATAGAATAATTACGGGTTTTGATCTTTGGCTTTCTTCACTTGTTGGCGTAAACCTGGAACCCCCATTTTAAGATGCTCCACAATACCTTTTGGCTGTCTACGAATAGTTTGCGATTTCAGCCAACGTTCAATATAGTTCTTCTGAACTTCTGGTTTTAAATCTGTCCAGCCAGCGATATTCTGCACCGCTTGGGGTACTACAATACCACGAGCGAAATCTCCTGCGTACCCTGCGGGATCTTTAACTAGCTTGCTCATGTCTAGCATGGTTTCCATATAAGGAGTTTCTCGGGCTAAGCCTAAAGCCCCCGCCATGACTCCTGCTGGTAGTCCTTTTTTGTGCCTATCAGTGGTGGAAACATATTGATCTGATACTCGACGCATTGTAGCCCCTAACTGTAAGCATTCAAGCAAAGGAGAGTGAGATAAAAATGAAGGGACATCCCAGTTACCTAAACGAAGTCTCCCCGCTCCTACGTCTCCTGGTTTTCGTTTTTCACCGGCGGTGTAGTATCCACCAGCTTGAATAAAGCCAGGAGCAGAATTAAAATATCCTAAAGCTAGTACGGCCGCCCCTAGCAACCCTTTTTTAAGATGCCGTGCGATCACATCTGATTCCTCTGGTGTTAAGTTTTCCATCCCTCGCCGCATGGCTCCTATAAGTTTAACACTGCCACTAACTGATCCGGTTGCATGAACGAGGGCTTCAGTTACATAGTTTAAAGGTACTTTTACAATAGGAATGGTGGCGCGCATACTCGTAGCTCCAACTTTACGACGTAGCGGAATCTGGCCAGTTGCTTTATCTTTTGCCTCGAGTCGGGCCAATCCGCCTTTCCACCAATCTGATAACACGTTATCTTGAAGCAAGATTTGCCGATATGCGTATTTTGCTGCGCTTTGTTTAAACGTATCCATCATTAAACTAGTCATGACTAGAGGATCGGTAACGTCAACACCATTTCTCATAGCATGCCCAATTTGTTTTTCTAGAGCTATAGTATACGCCCCGCGAAGAGCTGGAGATTTTAATGCTCCGTGGAGCTGGCCAAACCAATCTAAAATACTGGGAGGAAGCACTACTTTATCACCAAACAAAGTACTTAACGTACTGTGCCCCGTAGTAGCCATATCATAAGCATCTTTCATACCCGTAGTTAAAGCTTGCGCATAGCCTTTAGCGTATGCATTTACGCTAAACCCGCCTTCAATGGAGGCTTTGGCAAATACAGTTTTTAACGGACCTGGGACGGACCCAAGCCCCCCGCCAATTAAATCTTCTGTAGGAATTTGAACTGCGCGATAGGCGGCGGCTCCCGTTAGTTTAAACAAAGTAGAGATAGCAGACAGTTTAGCGGCTCGGCTAAACTTAGCTAACATATCTAACGCTTTATCCTGCAATGGACGCTGAGCTGCTTGATCAGCTAATAGCCCACGTTTATAATCGTTCTTTGCTTTTAGGGTTGCAGCTTGTAGCCTGTCCGCTTCTGGATCTTGGGCTATGGGTTCAGGTTTTGTTTTAGGAGCAAAGTCTTTATTAGCTAACCGATCTTTATAGTCTGTTATTCGTTTTTCTAAACGCGCTTTCAATTGCTCTAAACCAGATTTTAAACGAAAATCATCATCGGTAGTTTCAAATCCTCCAGCACGAAGTTTGGTACGAACTAGTTGAGTTAATACTTTTTCTTCTATAGTTGGTATTCTATGTTCGCTTCCTGTTTTCAGTGGAGCTTCGCCTTCTCGCATTGTTTCCAGTTTTCCTAACTGCTGCATTTGCCCTGTCAGATCACGTAAGGTTTTAGACACAGCATCTTTTGATAGTGGTCTCCATTTTCCATAACCAGAAATCGCGTTCATAGTTTCAGTGCGTTCTAATTCTGGATCGTATTGTTTCAAAACGCTATGGACGGCGTCGATAAGTTTTTCTCGGTCTGTTACACCTTCAGCCACAAAAGACCTCGCTAACCGCTGAATTAAATTGCCCAGGCTGTTAAGAGGGGCACCATTTTCAAAAATTTTAGTATGGATTTTTGCGGCTATTTGCTCTGAGGTAGCGGACTCTTTAGTCTTCGTAGGTTTAACAACCCTATCTGAAGAAGCTGCATGATCCTCTTCGGCTTGCTGAGCTTTCGTAATCTCTGTGTTATGTTTTTTGACCCAAGTTTCTTGAGCTTCACGTTCTGCGGGTGTTTTAGGGTCTCCAGCCGCGGCGCGCTTTTCCGTTAGCATCTTAGCTAACGAGTAGTCCTCGGCTGCCATCATTTTTCGAGCTACTTGACCTCGGGCGTTTTCTTCGCCTGAAGTGCGAAGAATGCGCTGGAGATGATCATAATCTTCTTGGAGAGCTGTAAACTTAGCCCGTGCTTCTACGCGGGTTTCAGGGGCCGCATCGTCTAAGCCCCGCGAAGCTGTGGCAATTCTATGATGAAGATCAATCTGCTTCATAAGTAACATGGCGCTCTCTACAGGCGTCGCTCCTCGAGGTTTGTCGGAGAGGTCTTTCATTAATCTATTAATTACCTCAGGATCCCCGGTAAATTGTTTCTCTGCCTCAGCCCACCAACCTTTATACGACTGTGCGGCGGTAGAAGCCAAAGGCGCTAACCCTTGAGCTTTACGATCACTATCTATTTTTGCGTTTTGATTACTAAACATTAGGCGGCTAACTTTATCTCTTGCGGCTATCACCTGTTCAGCCATTCGCGCAGCATCAGCAGCCGTTAGTTTGCCTTCGCTTGCTAGGGTAGTAATATGAGTCTGGAGTTTAGCTAGGGCTTCATAAGATGCGTCAGGGTTAAGTTCTAGCTGATGATCAATTATTTTTCCATCACGCACTACTCCAGTAAACTTACCGGCGGCTTTTTCGTCCGTAGGTTCGGCCTTCGTCGCCGGTTCAGGTTGCGATCCTGGTTCGGGCTGCGTCGGAGTTTTCTGGGCTGTCGGCTCTACATACGGCGGGGCAAGGCTTAGATCTCGCTGGTATCTTCTAGTTTGTTTAAAATCCATTCTCCCTGCTTCCGGTAAGGTGCTGGTTAAAATACCAGCTTCCTTTAAGGCTGCTTCTAAAACACCATCTTGTTTATAGGCTCCAAATAATCGCCGTAAGGCAGCGAATAGCCCATCCAAGATTGATTTTTGACCGGGCTGCTTTAATTTTGCCGGCAAATCCTGAGTATGTAAATCAGCCTGTACGTCGGGATCGGTCAGTAAGTGGGTTATAAATTCGTCTAAATCGGAAAGATGATATGCGTCTGGCTCTTTAGTTTCTGATTTAATGTGGTCGTAAATTTTCTGTAAGCGGTCTACGGCTACAGCTTCTTCCGGTGTTAGTTTGTACCCAGGGTCTAACTTTCGAAGGACGACGTGGTGAACTAGCTCATGTAACACTGTTTGCGTTACTCCGCCTTTATGCCCTCCTGTCATATTCACAGTGATCTCCCCTTTCGTAGGATCAGTAGGATGAGGGAAGTATGATCCGGCGTTCTTACTATCGTCTGCCACAAGATTTACTTGTATATTTGAAGTGGTGTCGCCCAATGCTGCTAGAATATGGTTAGCTAGGAGTTTAAAACGCGGAGGAGATGAGGGTTTGGAGATAATAGCGTTAAGCGCTGAACGAATTGGATCTTTTGTGCCTTTCAGTCCTAATTCGGTTGCGTCTTTCTCATTCAAAACTGCCGCTAAACTTTTAGGAGCGGCTGGTTCGAGGGCATGAGCTAAGCCGGGTAGCATATCGCTCTGAACTGGACGGTCAGCACCTAAAAGTTTCTGAGCTTCCTCGCGGGTAAGCGTAACTTCGTGACCGTTGGCATCCAAAATTGGCTTTCCATCTGGCCCTATAACTCCAAATTTATGTTCTGCGTTCATCACCGCCATTACTTTTTTTACATTATCTATGTTCGCCGTCATCGTGCGGGTTTTGAGCCCCGCGTGGTCGTCGCCGATTACGCCGTGATCTAGGACTTCTCCCGTTTTGGGGTCCACAATCACAGGACCGGTAACACGCGAATCTTCGGGTATGTTTGGAATATCTTTATGTGGGGTAATCGGGATACCCTCGTTGGGAGCCAGCAGCTTAACTTCTGGTTTGGCGTCGCCAACTGGGGCTGGTGCTGGTTCGGGGGCGGTAGTTGGTTTCTCCAGCGTGTAGCTTCCGTCAGGATTTTGGGTTGCCCCGACTTTCTTCCATGCTGCCTCTGCTGAAGGTTGCATGTCCGTATCCGAGGTTGTACTACCGTATTTATCGGCTAGTTGTCGGAGAGTTTGCTGATACAATCCTTGCCCGCGGACAGATTTATCAATGTTTGCACCTTTAACTTCAAACCCTTGATTTGTTACGTTGCCTCGAATTTTGCCAACCGTTTTTCCATCGGCACTAACATCAACGACGTGTGTCCAATTGGAATCCCCATACATTTCTCCTGTCTTTTCTGCTTCAGTTACTGGACGTTCAGTTAGAGTTACTGGTTTTACTTGCGGCGGGGTTTCTGCCGCTGGAGTTGTGGGCGCCTTAGCCACAGCTTCAGGGAGGACAGGTTCCTTTGCTTCTGGTGCCGGGGTTACAGGTTGCAGTGTTTCAGGGTGAAGCTCTGCTCGAACCTCGGGAGGAGGCGCCTGGGCTTGAGCAGCTTTAACATGGTCTACGGCCGCTCCCTCCAATGCTTCCGCGGTTTTAGGCGACGCGTTTATTCTAGCATCACGAGCCGCATCCATCAACGCATTTGCGTGATCTCTGGCTGCCATAACCGAGGGATGCTCGGCCGCCCTTACGAGTGGGACTTTTCCTCCGCCCGCACTAATAATACCAAACGCAGCTTGAATAGCATCAGAGGGTATGTCCTGTTTGTTGAAAGCATCAGCAAAAGCTTGTTCTTTTTGTCCAGCAGGCGCGTTAGCAGCCGCTTCTGCGGCAGTGAGAAGGTGGCTCATGCTTATATTGCCGGCCATTGCGGCAGAGGCTTTCGTAGCCCATGCTTGAAGAGCAGGCATCCCTTCTGGTAAAACAGCTTTCAGGCCAGCCGAAATACCGTGGCCCACTCCCATCCACAAACCGTCCCCAAGAGTCGCCCGTTGAGCGGCATTCGCAGCTTGGGTCGGGTCTTTGGTTTGATCGTAATTCTCTGCGTATGTCTGAAGATGATGTTCAACCATGAAGGCGGGAAAATTTATAAGAGGCGCGGCTAAATTCCCGATTAATGCAGCAGCTTTCCCCCCCGCGGTGCTAGAAACTTCGGGCGAGGGGGTCATCTTTTTAGATACGTCACCCCAGGCGTCAGCAGCGTCTTGGAAGAATTGTTTGCCTTGAGTTCTGATAGCATCCGGCATAACGCTAAGTAGAAACTTTCCTACCGGCGCAGGCACGCCTCCTTCTTTGGAAAGAGTGGCCGGATCAGTGAGGGCGTTAGCGCTAATTTGGGAAAGTCCTTGAATTGCTTGCGTAACTCCATGAGAAAATACCGTTGCTGCACCTTGCCCCCAATCCCAATCATTCTCCGTAGGAACTTTTGCAGCAAGGCTAGCTCGAGTGTTATCAAAAAAATCAGTGTCAACTTTGCGTTGGATCGGATCCTTCCACTCTGGTTGCTGAGTAGCATGGGCCAGCGCATCAGCGTGCCATTTATCAAATGTATCTAATTGACCTTCAGGGGATTTTTGGGAGAACCAAGGAGCCGCTGTTACCTCGCTCCATTTTGGAGGCATGGGCACAGGTTGGCCGGGTGCTGTTTGATCTTGGGTAGTGGCAGGAGCAGAAGTTTGATCAGTAGGTGGAGGCATGGTGGCCGAAAAATCAGGCGCGTTTTTCATGGCGTACTGATTTTTTGGATCGTCCGGAACTACCAGGGGATCAGCCATAATTACTGGTATTTGCTAACAGGCGTAGTAGGTGCAGGCTGCCCAGGAGCCGACGACGCGGGTACTTGAGCCCCGGCTGCAGACGCTAAAAATTCTGCGGAAGGGCCTTTAGCATCAGTAGGAGCGGGTGGCGAGTTCAGCGGATGGTTTTTCTGATATTGTGCAATTCTGGCCTCATGCCAATCGCGAGAGTCTTCCCAAGCTTTATGCGCAGGATTTGGAGTATTAGTGTCTGGGATCATTTTGTCTGGTTCTTTCGCATACAAGCGCTGGAGTGCGGTCTCTGATGCGTTTGCTTTAGCTTCTTCTTTATCATCGTTATGAGTTCCGCCACGCTGTCCTGCCTTTAAAAGCCCTTGCGCGTAATTGCCTGTGTGAATAATGTCGCCAGCTTCCTCTGCGGAAAGTCTTTTGTCCTGAACGGCTTTGATTACTTGGTCGTAACCTTTCCCGCTCATCGTGAGATGCTGATTATGCATTTGAAAAAACCTATCGTTGAAAGCTTTAACCATCTCTCCAGATGCACCAGTATGGGTGGACGCAAGTTTCGTCCAATTGGCTATAGCATCCGGGGTGTTTGGGTCTATTTGCGAGGCTTTTTGCACGAAGTCCGCAGATTCAACTTGAGTATGGGCGTGATCGTTGAGAGCTTGCTGACGCGCTGTAAGGTTATGGTAGTCTGTCGCCCCACGGGCTGCCGCGATATGTGGGCCAATCGCGTTGGCTCCGAACTGCGATTCGAACTGGGAATCCTGTGCTGAGTTCCCTCGGCTTAAAGGTGAGTCATCGGCGTCGTCCCAACGATCTGCAATGTTACCAGTAAACCCTGTACCCACGTATGAGGGATGGCCTTGCTGGGTTGCAATATCCCTCGCGTTGGTTGAGCGAGCGGCATCAACTGATGCTATTACTGCATTACGCGCGGTTGAGTTTGGGTCAAATCCTGGAGTACCGGCCTGCTGCCCAAATTCATCTGTTGGTTTTGTGGGACCGAGAAAGGTGTTAACCAGGTTCGGCCGCATGTCTTCATTGGTGGGTGGGTTAGGAAGATCGGCCATAATTAATATCCACTTTCTTTACGCGCGAACCGGGCGTCTAACAAACTATCTTTTTTATCTGCAGTCGGAACCACTGCGGGTGTGGTGTTAGGTTTCGGGGAAAATAAAATATTTGGCTGGGCCCCGGGTTTAATTGGGGGAGGAACTAGCGGTAGAGTTGGTAAAGTCATACCTTGGAAACGAGGAATCGGGTCGAGCGCTCCGGTTCTGGGGGCTAAAATATTTGGGTTAACAGGAGGGGGCGCGGGTTTAAAAATATCTCCAATCAAATTTTTAATTCCTGCTTCAGCCCGCGCTTTTAAAGCCGAAGCACGATCTAGAAACGGGGTAGAAGTAGCCGCTGCCGGGGGCGCTCCAGAGGAACGGCGCTCTAAATCATTGAGGCCGCTTTCTAAAGTAGCGGTTCTGTTTGGCACAATCGGCGCGCCTGCAACCGGAGGTGGAGGAAGACCCGGCTGCGGCGCGACTTGGTTTGCGAGCGGGCCACTTGCGTAGGCTGGGGCACCGGGTGGTAGATCTTGTGGCATAATTAAATAATTTTTGCTCCTTTACGTGATAAATTTTGGGAACTTCCAATATATAGTTTATCGTTTCCTGTACATTCAATTACATATACACCTGAAACTTTATTGCTATTTTGAAAAGTAAAAAGCATAAGTTACCAATGTGATGTGAGCCTTGGAGTCGTGCCCCCGGGATATATGAAGCGCAAACTTGGGTCCATATTGTGAGATAAGTCGTCACCAAGCTCGTCGTTCAAAACGCCGATAGCACGCTCCCAATATTTCTCAGCGATGTCGAGTGCATTTGCATTTTCGAACGTTAGGGCATCAAGCCCAAGTGAAAGCGCGGATATGTTGTCGATTGGAAGAATGTCTTGGTCGGATACAAACTCCCGATGACGTAATTTCACCAGCGCTTGCACAACCGCGCTAGGGGTATTCGCGAGTGTGTCAACCATATATCTCCGGCACAAAAATTCTTCATCAGTGGGCGCCATAATGGCGAGGTTAGTAATAACATTGTTAACATCTATCTGTGTTAAGGTCATATTTACATCTACGGTTTCTGAATGCACGCGATCTATGTGCATGAATGGGTTAGAAACAGTTGTATTGCCGGTAAGAACGAGAGTAATCGGTAGGTAGTTAATATCCGTGCCGCTTATAGTCATGCTCAAAGTTTCGTTGCCTGGATAAGAGAGGCGAAGATTTCCGCCAACCAATAATTGGATATTCGTAACCTGGCCGCCAGAAACAGTTGTAACTGCGGTAGCTCCGTTACCACCACCACCAGAGATTGTTACATTCGCGAAGGTATATCCAGTTCCGTAATTAGTAATAGTTATTCCAGTAACGCGCCCCGTAGTAGAAACTAAAGCTGTGGCAGTTGCGCCAGTTCCGTCGCCTGTGATTGTAACTGTGGGCTGTGCGGTATATTTCGACCCGCCAATCGGAAGATGACACATTGTCGCGTAATTGTCACCTAAATCTCGCACTGCTGTCATAGAGAATCCTGAACGATCAGAAAAACCGGGCATCCACGAATACCATTTGTTTGTCATTTCTAACGCAAGACCCGAAACACGAACCCCCTCAATTGTTCTGTACTGGCCTGGAAGCGCTATCTGGCCATAAGAGGCGACGACAGCAATTGTTTGAAGAGACCCAACCCACTTACCATTCAGGATCAGGCGCTCGCAAACGCGGTTTATATTGTATTCGAGCTTGTCAGGCGGGCATCGATCTGCAAGGAATTCTTTCGCGCGGATTAAAGATAAGCGTGCCATGACTGCGTAACCTACAAGATCTGAGACAGATAGTCAAACCTTTGGTTGACTGCTCGTGCGCTTGCAGTAACTTACATCATGCTGCCCGCTTCACTCGATTTGGTAATCTTCCGCGACGTAACTTTTTCACTCGGTATCAATTGTCTCGATGTTAATAACTCTCCAGTTGATATCACTGGTTGGACCCCGTACGCGCAAGCCAGAGATAAACCAGGTGGGCGTTTAATAATCGATTTAGCCCCCACGATTTCTGGGTCTCCTGTAAATGGAGCCGTAGTAATTTCTCTTTCGTCTGCGCAAACGTCGGCATTGGAACATGGAACTTTTGTGTGGGATTTTCATATGCGCCAACCAAATGGACTTATCATCGGTCCATTCTTGGGCGGCAAATTCATCGTTAACGACAGTGTTACAAATCCTTAAATGAATATTGTAGAAAAAACGACATTCGAGCATGCGGTATACACTACAATTTATCGGCTTGCGTTTCCAGAAACTAGGAAAAATAGTGTTTTAAAGTGGAGACTTCAGAATCAAAAAACATATAAAAACACAGGATCTAGAGCGCGGCTTTCCTTGGGCCCTTTAGGCTGGTACATGTACACTACGTTATGCAAATTAGCCGATCCTGATTATAAAAAAAAAAACACGGCTTATGCAGCTACCTGGCGTAAAACCCATCGAGAAAAACAGAGAGCAACCCGCCGAAAATGGCAAAAAAACTGGACCTTTAGTCAAAGGCTACAGCACAATGTGAGATGCAGGGTGAGACGGGCGCTAACCCACGGTAAAAAATTAACTAGCAGCCTTGATCTGTTAGGGTGCTCAGTTATGGAGTATAAAGCATATCTAGAATCAATGTTTCTTCCAGATATGACCTGGAGGAATAATACAAAAATAGGATGGCATATTGATCATAAAATTCCTATTTGCAAGTTTGATCTTACAACTCTGGAAGGGCAAAAAGCAGCTTTTCATTATACTAACACACAGCCTCTTTGGGCTGTTGATAATCTGCGGAAAGGCGGTCAATAATGCCAAGCCAAGACCCTATCTTCCAGACTTCCATTTTATTTCCTAATACTCAAGTTACAACTATTCAGGTTCCGAATCCGGGGCCGATTCAAACAATTCAAATCGTACAGGGACTTCCAGGCCCGGCTGGCCCGACCGGTCCAACCGGCGCTGGAGCGACAGGTGCGACCGGCTCAACAGGAGTTACAGGCCCAATTGGTCCTATTGGTCCAGCAGGAACAGACGGTGAAGATGGGCAAGATGGTATAGCAGGGTCAGTAGGTCCTCCTGGTATCACTGGTCCTACGGGTCCTACTGGAGCTGGAGTGACAGGTGCTACGGGTCCAACGGGGCCTTACAGTGGTATTACTCCATTTGTGCAATCAACATCGTTAGGTTCTTTGCGGAATAATTTTTCCGGCGATGTTGGCATGAAGATTATCACTAACGTCGGCTTTATAGTAACCGCGTTAGGACGCTGGAACGTTTCAGGAAACACTGGCACACATACTGTTAAATTAAAATCAAGCACCGGCGTGGTGCTTGGCTCTGTTTCGATTGATACTACTCTTGGAACGCCGGGAACCTTTCAATACGCTAACCTTGCAACCCCTATAGTTTTGCTATCTGGAACGACATACTTTGTTGAATCGACGGAATTAAGCGGCGGTGATCAGTTTTATGATTATATTGGCACTGTTTTGGTGACGACAGCAGTAGCATCAGTTCCATTCGCCTCGGTAAACGCGACCTCACTATTCGGCGGCACAAACAGCTGCTACGGTCCGTTGAGCTTCATTTATGTCGGAGTTGGCGCTACTGGCCCTACTGGCCACGACGGCGTGCCAGGAACAGACGGAGAAGACGGAACAGATGGTGCACCTGGTGTAGCAGGTGCGACTGGCCCTACTGGCCCTACAGGTGGAGTAGGTGCAACAGGTGGAGTAGGTGCAACAGGTGGAGTAGGTGCAACAGGCGCTGGAACTACAGGTGCGACAGGCCCAACAGGTGTAACTGGCCACGACGGCGTGCCAGGAACAGACGGAGAAGACGGAACAGATGGTGCACCTGGTGTAGCAGGTGCGACTGGCCCTACTGGCCCTACAGGTGGAGTAGGTGCAACAGGTGGAGTAGGTGCAA